TTGGCAAAGGTTCGGAGTATTTGGCTAATTATACGCAAGAGATTTATAACAGCAGTGGCGCAGGCGAAAAGATGGCCACGACTATGCAAGATAACTTGGCTGGGTCTCTAGAACAGTTAAATGGTTCTTTAGAAACAGCGGGTATCGCACTGGGTGAAGTGCTTACGCCTGTAATTAGAGATATTGCTGACGGTATAAGAAAATTAGTAGATTGGTTTACGGCATTGGAGCCAGAAACTAAGAAAGTAATTGTAGTGTTTCTTGCTGTAGTTGCAGCAGTTGGTCCCTTGCTATTTATGATTGGTGCGCTTTTGACTGCTTTGCCCGCAATGGCTGCTGGGTGGGGAATAGTTAGTGCTGCAATGGCTCCAGTTATTGTTCCGATATTGGCTATTGTTGCAGCGATAGCAGCGGTGATTGCTATTGGTGTGTTGCTGTATAAGAATTGGGACACGATAAAAGCATGGGCTGGAAAGCTATGGACTAGTATTAAAGATGGTTGGGAAAGTGTGGTCGAAGGAATTAAAGGTTTCTTTAGCGGGCTTGGTGAGTGGTTCCAGAACATATGGAACGATATTTCGACTGCATTTAGCAATGGCGTTACAGCTGTGGTAACATGGTTTACCAGCTTGCCAGAAAAAATAGGCACAGCTTTAGCTGGGTTATGGTCAAAGATAACAGAAGCTTTCGGTAAGATAGTAGAATGGTTTGCCAGCTTACCTGAAAAGATTGGTCTTGCTCTGTCTACGTTATGGACTAAGATAACAGAGACGTTTAATCAGATAGTTGAGTTTCTTGTCGGGTTGCCTGCAAAGATTGGAGAGTTTTTAGTAACGTTTTTTACTGAAACGCTTCCGTACTGGGTTGGTTATGGTATTGGCACAATGGTACGGTTAATTGGAGAAGGAATTCAAGCAGTAGTTACGTTTTTTACCGAATTGCCTGGAAAAGTTGTTACGTTTCTGACTACGCTTGCTACGAACATTGCGACGTGGGCAACGGAAGTATGGACTACAATGACGACGTGGGTTTCCAAGACAGTTACAGATGTTGTTGCATTTTTTGCAGGGTTGCCAGCTAAGATTTGGACTTGGCTAGTAGATGCAGGTAATAAGATTGTATCTTGGGGACAGAAAGCATGGACGGATGCAACGACTTGGGTATCGAAAACGATAACAAGTGTAGTTGCCTTTTTTGCTGAACTGCCTGGGAAGATATGGACTTGGTTAACGAATACCGTAACTAAGATTGTAGCTTGGGGGAATCAAGTATGGAATACAGCTACAACTTGGGTATCGAAAACAGTAACCAGTGTAGTTTCGTTCTTTGCCAGTTTGCCTGAAAAGATATGGACTTGGTTGGTAGCCGTAGTGAACAAAGTTCTCTCGTTTGGAACGAATCTTGAAAGAGAAGCTAAGAACGCAGCTAATAAGTTATGGAATGGTTTTGTATCTATTATCAAAGGATTGCCTGGAAAAGTGTCTGAGATTTTTTGGGATGTAGTTAATGCGATTAAAAATTTTGGCAGCCGACTGTGGGATGCAGCTACGTCTATTGCATCAAATCTGTGGGAAGGGTTTAAGGATGGCCTTGGCATTCATTCGCCTTCGTATATTGAAGTAGCAATGAAAGATATTCTGACTAGGTCTGGCGAAATGGTTAACGATATGAAAAGAACGTTCGGAGAGCTGAATCAGCTTAAAGTAAACCCACCGTCTCTGGCTGGAGTAGCATCGTCGTTGAATACTGCTATTACAGATTTGAGTGCTTCGATTGCTCCAACTGTGAACCTTGCTTATGCAGGTATGCCTACTGCTCCAGTAAGTGTGCTAGGTAAAGAATCGCCTGTGCAGAAGATTGAAGTTTATGGAGAAGTTGATGTAAAAGGTTATACGGACAAAGGCCAGTACATTGATACGCATAAGGAAATCATCAAGCAGATTGGCTTTGAGAATTTGCTTGATTATAGGAAGAAGTAAGGAGGTAGAGCGGTGGACGACAAATTGACAACGTTAGATGATGTAGAAGTGCCTGGAATCCTCCATGCTGCGAATAGAAATGTAGAGCAAAAGAAGATTGTGTCAATTTTGTTAAGTGGCTTTCCGCTAGTCCAGACGATTGGGAATCCTGTAACAAGGTTTGAGATTGAGTTTTATGCTATTATGGAAGGCCGAGTTGTTTTAGATGATTTGTGTAGTAGCGGAGCAGAGTTCAAGCTGTTGTACCATGATAAAGTGTATAGAGGGTTTATAGAAGATGCAAGCATACAGTGGACACAGTTGCGCTTTACGAAAGGACGGGACTGGGCTGAAGGGAAGTTTAAGTTCTTAGTAACTGAGGTATTGGTATGAGACAGATTTCAGCTGCTATGAAAGAACGTTTGCTAAGCACGCAGCAAACATTGTATGCAAATGCGAACCCATGGATGGAAGTACGGCTCTTACGGCAAAAGCTTCCGATTCAAGATAAGAAATATTGGCAAGAGTCCATTGTAGCTCCTGTAGATTGTACTGCGTCCTCAGTTGCTATAAGAAAACAAAGTGTTTTAAGGCCGCCTGATATAGCTTATGTTGCTTATGTGCACAATAGTACTTTGTATGTAAAGCAGGCAGCCATACGATATCCGATTAGTCACATGTATTGGGAACTTGTTGAAGAGATTCCGAATGTGCTGGCATGTGCTCTTGATTTTGACGGAATGTTTAAGCGGACTGCAAGTCCAGCGGTTTCAGAAATAATAGTTGAGTTTGAAACGGACGAAACTCCGTATTTGTTTTATTTGACGACTGATAATCAGCTGATGTATGGATTGCTTGGCTCAGAATACGAAGAGCTTGCTGGAAATGTAGAAACAGTAGATGTAATACGAGGAATTGCTTCGGAGAATGAAGATGTGAATCAAGGCTTGCTTGTTTTCTATGCTGTTGATGGTAGTGTGTATTATAACAGCTTGATTGATGGAGTATGGCAAGGTCAGCAACCAGTTAGTATTGCTCCGACAGATGTAGTAGCGATACGAGCTACTCGTACAGTAGATTGGCGTATTGTTTTGCATGTAACGGATAGTACAGGTGCTTTGTATGAAGTGTTTACGAAACCGTATGTAAGTGGCTGGGCTGGTCGTGATTATTTGACTGCAAGAGCATTGCTGGATGTCTCTACAATGGAAGTAGTATATCGTGATGCACAGTCAGACAATGAACATGTAAGTGTAGCAGCTGACATGGCTATTACAATTTTGTGGGGAGCTGACCAGACCATTAAAGTAGCTGAAAATGTAGACGATGGTACTGGAAACTTTGGCTATAAGGTTAAGTTAGAATGGGATTATCCGATTTCAAACGTAATGGAGCAGACGTTAGCTTTCACGCTAGAAGATAGTGCTGAGCATGTGTTTACGCAAACTGGAATAGCACAGATAAGTGATAGGGTTATTGAAGTTACATTTAAGAATTTCAATAATGCTGTTGGTGAATGCACGGTAAGGTATACGCCTGGGACGCTGCTTGGTGAAGCTGGCCAATTATTGGGACCTGCAAGTAAGACGTTTATGCCTGTTGGATTAGTTCCGTTTGAAGTAATCCCGCCAGTGCCCATCAGCATAGAGAACACGCAAGACTGGAGTGTTGATTGATATGAGCATTTTCGATTATCAGGCTTCGATTAAGATTACGTTTGATAAGCCGATTTTGACGAATCCAGAAGTTGTGATAGGAACAGAATATTATGTTCCTGTACCGTTATTGCTGCCAGTAATTCCGATTGGTCTAGGAACATGGTCAGGTAGTTCTCCGTTGTCAAGAGTATTTGATAATAATACAGCTACGTATGGATATGTGTCTGGAACTTATCCGTTTGCAGCAGGAATAAATTTTAGAGAGGTAGTTCCGATTAGTGTAGTTAGACTTTATGTTGCTGATAGCAGCGGACCAAAAGATTATCAAGTTCAGTATAGTGATGATGGGTCAACTTGGAATACAATAGCTTCTGGACAGTTTACGACTACTGTAGGATGGCAGACTGTAGAATTTGCTGAAGAAAGCCATCAGTATTGGCGATTGCTCTTTACGTCAAGCTGGACTGGAGGAACATATGCTTATGTGTATGAAGTTGTTTTTTGTACTATAAGAAATGTATATGATGTAGCCGCTTGGACGGTAACTGGGCAAGAGTATAAGTATCGGCCTGGAACAGACGTAATAGACGAAACATATACTGTCCGAAAAGTAACGAAAGCACCTGATAATATGTCGGTTACGCTATGGCTTGATTTGAAGGATAGAATGACAGACCCGTATGGACCAGTAACTGTTTCGTATAGTAAAATACTAGGAAATTTAGCTGGCGATTTTGATTCAGCTGTAGAAGATTTTACGCTTCAGTTTACGCCGACGAATATTGTTCCGTATAGCCAGCCACATGTTTCGGATAATGTATCGGCAAGAGGAAAAATGACAGTGTCTACGATGGAAGTTACGTATAAGTATATACCGTCAGAGTCAGACACGTTTTTAGTTTTAGATTTAGATAACCAGTATATGAAGGAAAACATATCAGCACAGGCCAAGATGACTGTAGCTGTAACAAAAGTTGGCGATTTGCCACTGTAAGGAGGAAGTAATATGTTGTATCAAGATATGCAGACCTTTGTTAGAAGGATAAATGATGATGGAACGGTTGCTGATATTCCGAAGGATATAGCTAATGCAGACTACCAAGAATACATTAAGACTGTTCCCTTAGAAAGAAGGATTGCGACACCGACAGAAGATGAACTTAGTAATATTAGTTTGAGAGCTATGTTGGCCGAAGTGCTTGAAGGTATTGGGATTACTGAAGCATATGCTACACTAGTTATTTTGAAAAAGAGGAAGCTTGGGTCAGTCCCAGAAAAATGGCGAAGCGATGTGCGAAGTATAGTAGCTCGTATTGCTTCAGACAATGAAATAAGTGAGGTAGAGTAATATGTCAACTAAGACAAAGTTAGAGGCAAAGGCCAGTATTCATAATAGATTTGATATTTATGTCGGAGATAAACAAGTAGCGTACGCTGAGAACATTGTTTTGAATCAATTGTATAATAGATTATGTGCCAGAAGTTCGTATTTTGTAAATATTCATTTTGGTACTGGTACTGGAACTCTATCGGCAACAAGAACATCGCTATTTGCACATCTTGGAACTAAAGCAGCTGTAGATGATGCTATGTCCAAAGTTTTGCCGACTTCATGGTGGAGACGGAAAATTGTTTTGAATCCAGAAGAATATGTAGGTGCTGCTTTGTCAGAAGTAGGAATAGCGTACGGTTCAACAAGTACGAACTTAGTAACGCATGCTTTGATTAAGGATATGAATGGCAATCCGATTACGTTGGTTAAAACAGCAGTAGATGTAGTAACAATTTATGCTACTGTATTTGTAACGTTTTCGACTACTAATGAAAATCTTAGTTTTGTTGGATTGCCAAACAATAATCCGTTAGTGAATTATCTTGTTGGTGGAACAGCATTTCCTAGCATAGCTTTCTTTACTGGTCAAGCAACTACTCCAAGTGTAATAGCTTGTACTAGTCCTGTAATTGATGATGTCGTATTTACGTCTGCTACACTTTCTTTAACTACAGATATAGCAAATAAAAAGTTTTCAACTAATGTATTGAGGATTGCTGTTGAACAGTCTAATGCACATATTGCAGAGATAGGACTTGGAAAGTCTGATACACGTCCGATTTTTAGACTGAGACTTCCAGCACCTGGTATCTATGATGGCTTAGAATTATCTGATGTTCCAGTAGGTTCTGGTGATGGAAGCACTGTTACATTTGAGCTTCCAAGTAATAATATTGCACCTGCAACTGTTGTAGTTAAAGTAGATGGAGTAGAAACGCCTGTTACAAAAACAGCTATAAATAAAGCTATAAATTTTAGGAATCGGGCTACAATTCCGACAAGTTTATCTGTGCATGATATTTCAGCAGATGGAACAGTAATAGCTTATGTTCCAGAAGGTGATAGTACTCAAATCAGATTGTGCGGAGTTGACGATGATGTTATAACGCTCCTTCAACAAATTTATGTTCCTGAATCTATCAGTAGTTGTGCATTGTCTGCCGATGGAAGTGTACTTATAGTTGGCTTACAAGCTTCGCCATATGTAGCAACGTATAAAAGGACTGATGGAGTATGGATAAAACTCCCAGCGCCTGGAACTATTTTACAATCATATTGTAGTAGTGTAGCTGTAAGTGCAGATGGTCTTGTTATAGCTTGTTGCAGCCCTACTCCTGCTGAAATCAAATCGTATGACTGGAATGGCACAGAGTGGATAGTCCGAGCAAATCCACCAAGCATTTTATATGGAATGAATAGAATAGCGTTAGATGCTGATGGAAATGTGCTTGCGGTATCAGTTGCATATTATAGCAATAAAGGTGTGCTTGTTTGGGACTGGGATGGAAGTACGTATACGTTGAGAGTAGACCCACCTTCTTTGCCGTCTGGCGGGCAGTGTTATGCTGCATATTTGTCGAATGACGGAACAATCTATGCCTGTACTAGAGATGGTTTTGCACACGTTTGGGATTGGCATGGAAGTTCATGGACTAAGCGTGCACAAGCTCCTGGAATGGTAAATGCATCATATCATAATGCACATTTATCGTCTGATGGGCTTATTATGGTTTGTGGTATGAAAATTTACGATTGGATAAATAATGCATGGGTATTACGAACAGGCGGAAAGACATATAACTTTTCTGATACTGACCCACGTATTGCTCGTGATGCACTAAATTTAATAGTTTCTTATTATGGAGTGTTCGATATTGCTAACAGGTCGCTTAAAGTTACGTTTGCTTCGCCACCAGCCGCTGGTGCAGTAATCACGGCCGACTATACAGTTAACGGAATTCATAAAACGGCTCAGAGAGTAATTGATTTGTATGCAGAGATAGCTTTTGGCGAAGTAGTATAGTAGCTATAGTATAGCTAGAAAGAAGGTAGATGGATGGAGCTGGTCTGGGATTTTGCAAGAAAGATAGATACAGCAGGAGTAGGAGGAAATACAACTTCTTATTTTGATACGTCATGCCAAGCTTTCTATACTGATGGAGGGTATATTAAGACTCAAGTAGGAAATGTTGCTTTTGGGCAATGGCAAGACACTGACTATGGTCCTGAAGTAATTATCAGTAATGCTGGATATGATTGTTTGGATATCGAGCACCATTATAATGGTTCAGTTTATGGCTCTGCAAAGAAGTCTGAAAGTACAGTATTTTTAGTCTATGACTATATGATGGATTTGTCTGGTTGGCTCACAGAAGGAGAGTGGGTAGAGCAGCCAGATAATCCGATAAAGGCGGGTTCGGTAACTATCAGAAATGCAGACATAAGCAGAATGATGGATGCTAATTTTTCGATATTTGCTCCTGGCTCGAGAGTTGTACTTCGGTTCAGGATAGGGGATTCTGAGTATTATGATATAGGAACGTTTTTCTTGACTTCTGCTCCGTATGATGAACTGGCTGAGACATTTACGTTAAGCGGAAGAAATAGAATTGGACAGTTCTTAGCTGAGCAGACTTTTGACGAATTGACCAGCTTGAACACGACTATAAGCATGGCTGTAAAAGCTATTATGAATCATGCTGGACTGTCTGAAAATGAATATGTTGTAGAAGAAGATGAAGCAACAGTTCAAGCCAGCTTTGAGCCAGACCAGACTTTGATGGATGGATTAACGAAGTTGATTGCAGTGTTTGACTGGGTTATGGACGATTTGCCGAATGGCGATATCATTGTTGGTTCAAGAACGTTTGTTAGAACGTATAAGCTGACGGCTGTGTATGAATTTACTAGAAATACGGATATAGTTTCGATGCCAGCAACCAGAAGTATGGACGGTGTGTATACGAGAGTTTGCGTACGAAGAGAAGTTCCTGCAAGACAGGTTTATGTTAATGTTCCATATTATGATTCATGGTTTCTCGGGTCGCATAAGACGTATCATATCAAAGTTGATGATAATGTATCTGACGCACAGATGGATGCAATGGCCACAACCGTAGCAAGTGAGCTTCAGTATATGGGCATTGTTGAGCAGGTGTATAGTCCGTTCAGACCTTGGCTTCAGATTGGAGATGTTGCTAAGTTAACTGGTGGAGAGGATGAACGTATAGTTGGGATTATCTCGAACTTAAAACATACGTTCGGGCCAGAGTCTGGCTTTTTTACAGAGATTTCTGTAACGTCTGGTGGGGAAATCTCCAATCCTGATAATCCTGCCATGATAGCATCTCGTTTTGCTGGAAAACTGGGTGGAGCTAATCGTGAAAAACGATTGGTTGACTACTTGCAGCAGAGTTCTGCGAATACAGGTGGGTCTGTTTCTGGCTATGGCGGCGGTGGTGGAGAAGACGGACTGTCAGCTTATGAGATATGGCGGTCGCTAGGAAATACTGGAACTGAAGAAGACTTTATTCGTTCCTTGTCTGGACTAGTTACACGTGTATCGTTATCGACAGACCAAGATGTAGGTATTGATACATGGACAGTTTTAAGCTGGGACACAGAAGTGATTGATGATGCTGGGGCGTATTCGTCCAGTTATCCGACACGAATTACTGTTCCGACAGGAAAGACTCGTGTATGCCTGAAAGCTTTTGTACCATTTACTGCTGACGCTACAGGAATACGTTATGCACAGATAAGGAAAGGAACTGATGATAATCCAGTTAATATCACGACAGCACTTGCAAGTGCGGAATCTGGGTTAATGCTGGATTCTGGCTGGTTGGAATGCGAAGCTGGAGAGTATTTTGAGGTTCTTGCCAATGCTGGAACATCAGGTGCAGACGTTTTGGGAGCAAATTCATGGGGTGGTCCTGCATGGTTTGAGGCCAGCTTCCTGTAAACTAGACTGACGGCTTTGCATATAGTAATAGTAATGGACAGGACAAGAAAAGGCGGGATGGATATGAAGAAATAAATAGAGCATGCAGGAAATAACGATGATGTTCTTCTGCATGCTATTAGAGGGGGACATCGAGTGGATAAAGTATTAAATCTAGTAGAGACTCAAGGACTAGCTGTAGTAATCGCCGTCTTGTTCTTGTATACGTTGTTCAAAGCAATAAATATTATGTTGGATAGGCTCAAGAAAAAAAGTAAAGAAGAGCAGCATGATATTTTGTTAGATGTTAGAAAAAAGGTTGGCGAAGACATTGAGGACATATTGAATTATGCGATGTTACGGGCAAATGCTTGTCGTGCATATGTGTTTGAGTATCATAACGGCGTAACTAGCTTGGGTGGGTTACCGTTTTTGAAAATGAGCAATACGTACGAAGTTGTGAACGCTGGAGTACAGTCTAATCAGAGTACGCTGATGGATTTGCCATGCTTGCTGTACCAGAAATTGATTCGGGCGTTGGACTTAAATCCGTATGTGTTTCTGAACGTTAACGACAGAAAAGAAGAGTATGGGCAGCTAGTATATGAGATGATGGTAGAGCAGGGCGTAACGCAGGCCATTCTTTTTCGATTCGTGGATAAGAAGAATAGAACTGCTGGTTTTGTTGGATTAGACTATGCATGCACTGAGCCGAAATGTACAGAAGGAACTATTGAAATAGTTAGAGAATTGGCTGCAAAGATTGGTGTATTGCTTGCAATAGTTTGATTCAAGATAAGAAGGAGGAATGAAGAGATGGAATTGCATCAACGCTTTATGATACGAAATGATTGTTATGCTGCACGCCGAATGATTAAGCCAATAGGTATTGTTATTCATTCGACTGCAACGCCTGGGGTGATGGCGGCAGATTGGTTTGGCAGATGGAATAAATCGTATAAGGCAGGAGAGATAGACAGGCAAGTTTGTACCCATGCTTTTGTAGACGACGAAGAGTGCTGGCAGTATTTGCCCTGGAATTATCGTGGATGGCATGTTGGCGGGGCTGGAAACGATACACACATAGGTATAGAGTTGTGTGAGCCAAAAGACTGGGCAACGAATAAGAAGTATTTTGATAAAGTATATGCTAACGCTGTAGAATTGTGTGTTCTGTTGGTGAAAATGTACAATATTCCTGTTGAAAATATCATAGACCATGCACAGGCGTATCGTATGGGATTGGGCAGCAATCATGTTGATGTTGGACACTGGTTTCCGAAGTTCGGAAAGAACATGGATATGTTTCGTGAAGATGTAAGGAAGGCTTTGACACCAGTAGTTTCTAAGCCTACGACTAGTCCTGTGTCAAGAAGTGGCCAAGTAGAATATACAGTAGTTAGTGGAGATACGCTGAGTGGAATTGGCCAAAAGTTTAGTGTAGACTGGCAAAAAATAGCGCAAGCTAACAAGATTACGAACCCGAATTTGATTCGTGTTGGTCAAAAGCTAGTAATTCCGACAAGCAGACCAGCAGAACCAACCGAAATGACTGGAACGGTGAAGGTGAACAGCACGTTGAATGTTCGCAGCGGTGCTGGAACTAAGTATAAGATAATAGGTAGCTTGAAGAACGGTGCAAAAGTAACTGTCCTAGACAAGAGTGGTAGCTGGTACAAAATAAAGTACGGAAATACAATTGGATATGTTAGTGAGCAGTATCTAGAAGTGAGTGGAGTTAGCAAGGCACCTGCACAGTATGTAGTTAAGCGTGGAGATACGTTAAGTGAGATTGCCAAGAAGAATGGGTATACTGTAGCAGAATTGGCGAAGTTTAATGGAATTAAGAATCCGAGTATGATTCGAGTAGGGCAGGTGATTAAGTTTCCAGACAAGTAGAAAGGATTACTGAAAATGAAGAAGAGAAAAGCAAAGTTCTCGAAGAAAGTTGTAGCATTTGTTATCGTGGCCAATGCTTTGTTTGCCGCAGCTGTGCTATATGTATTCGTTAAGGTTGGCTCTGAACCTGTTGCGTTGATTGGTAGCTGGTTTAGCTTTACGACAGTTGAGCTATGGTCTTTGGCTGGTATTACGAAGAAGGAAAAAGACATTGAAATTCGTGAGAGATTCACGGAACAGAAAGAAGAGGAGGAATAGACTATGTCAGAAACATTGATGAATTTGTTGGTGGAATTGATAACGCTTCTAGCAACAATTTTGGCAGGCTTAGCTGTGCAGTATCTACGAAAGAAGATTGGAGTAGAAAAGCTCAATGCAATAGAAGCAGAGCTAGCGGCCAAGCAAGAGATTGTAGATACTGTAGTACTGTTTGTTCAGCAGGTTTATGAAGAATATGACGGAGAGACTAAGTATGCCAGAGCACTTAGTGTTGCGTCGGAATGGTTAACTGAAAAAGGATTTACAGTAACAAATGCTGAGTTACAAAGTTTGATAGAAGCCAGCGTAAAGGCACTGAAAAAGGAATTTGCCGAGCAGTGGCGGTCATTGCCTAAGGAATCGGCGACACAGATAAATGATTAAGGTTCTTTGCTTTTGCTATAGCTAGCCCCAACAGTATAGAGGCTCTGCCAGTATGAAATGGCAGAGTCTTTTTTGTTATGCAGAAATATTGCTTATTAGTAAAATCCGTTCTTGACACAGATGGCAATATATGTTAGAATAAAAGAAAAAACTAATAAATGTGAAGGAGACGAGAAGATGAAAGTTAAAGAAATGAGAATAGTTATGGACTTTATGAACATGGCAGAGAAGAAGTTTGGTGTCGGGTCTTGGAAAAGATTCTTTGTTAACCAGGAAGCTCTAGTAGTAGACTTGAGAGATGGCAATACGATGATTTATACGTTGGAGTTTGTGAGAGAAGTAGCAGCAGGGAGGATGGAGATATGAGCAGGAGTAAAATCTTGCTCATTAGTCAAATTTTTATAAACTAACTATTGACACAGAAGGTATTATATGTTATAATAAAGAAAAAACCAATAAAAAAAGTGAAGGGAGACAAAAAGATGAAAACAGTTGAGATTAGGTCGAATATAGCAGGGGATATAATGAAAATAAGAAAAGGCGTTGTATTCAAAGAATATGCTACAGTAGTAGACGAGCTATTGCAGAATTGCCAAAGAGCAAAAGCAACAGAAGTGGAAGTGCTCCTTGACAGAGATATGTTGGTAATAAAGGATAATGGAACTGGATGTGCTGACCCGCAAGCTCTCCTAGAAAAGAACACATCAGCATGGATGAATGAAGACGAAGCTTTTGGCGAAGGGTTCTTCAGTGTGTTCTTGATTGCAGACATGATAAAAGTAAGAAGTTATGACTGGGAGTTGACAATAGACGTACTAGATATGCTGGAAACCAAGAACATGAACATAGAGGTTATAGATGGGCTAGAACATGTATCGGGATTTATAGTTGAACTAGTAGGGTTAACCATAGAAGAGCAGATATGGTCGCTAAGAGACGAAGTTCAAGAGCTTGGGCGAATCATGCCCATGAATGTAACGTTAAATGGTTGGTGTATAGAACATAAGCCATTGCTTGAACTGCAATCCAGTGAGGAACGATTGATAGATACAGATTTGTTTACAGCAGTATTGAAGCCGACAACAGGTTGGAGTGTAGTAGAATACTTCTACGAAAATAGACCAGTAAGAAGCGACTATATGACGGGTATTAGCGGACGAATAGCAATAAAGAAGGGTTGTATCACGCTCAAGGCACCTGACAGAAAGGATTTCATTTACGATAATAAAAGGCAAGCATTAATGAGTGGTGTTGAAGAAGCGGCCAAGAAGTTGTATCTGGACTTCGTAATGACAGCAACAGATGATGACCTCAATAGATACGAAGACCCGATTGAGTATTACTTAGATGTAGCAGATTATGCAGATATCTTGACAGTGTCTCCGAAGTTGTTCCAAAGAAGCTTGTTAAACAATGAAAAAAGAGAACAAGACGAAGAGAATGAGAAAGACGAAGTAAAGTATGCTACAGAAGATATGATAAAGTGGATTAGGCAGATAGAAACATTGGCGAATCAGCAAGCTGCGGAAACTAGAAGTTCGGAAGAACCAAAAGATATCAGAAGAAGAAGGCCTTCTGGACTATTGAAGAAACTAGTAGAAAAAGAAAAGAGGTTGGTATATGTTTCAGAGCATAGAGTAGAAGACTTTGAAATGGAAATTAGAGAAGCAGAGTATAACGGCTTTGTTATCCTGTATGCAAAGAATAAGCTGTATGAAAGAGCATTTGAGTATTATGGAATCCCAAGTATAGAAACGCTTAAAGATGTGATTGACGAAGATATAGTAATAGAACGGGATATGGCTAGAAGTAAAAAAGAAAAGAGATTCTTAGCTCTTATGCAAAGAGTTGAACAGCATTACGGAATGGCTCCAGGTAGCATTAGATTAGCAAATCTTAGAAAGGAAATAAGACACAAGATAACGGGAGAGTTGTTGAGCAGCAAATATGAAGAAGTGCATGGGCTGTGTGATAGACAGAACGGTGTGATATACATTGACAGGAAGATAGTAAAGTTTTCGGAATACAGAGCGCAAAAGCCTGAGTACCCAAGTATAACAGCACATGACTACAAGGTATTGCTCAGAGTGAATCAGACGCTGTGCCATGAGCTTGCACATCTGCTGTATGGGTTTGCAGACAATACAGTAGAGCACAGCCAGGCTATGGTAAAGATAGGCTATGAAATAGCTGAACTGTTTTAAGGGAGGTGAGAGAGATGAAGCGGAAATTGTACAAGATGTTGTCCTTATCTAATGATGTTAAGGCAGTAAGAAAGGGCAGAGTAGGCCAAAGAATGTGGAATAAGTGGTTGCTGAAGATTACACGCTCATTCATGAAGTGATTCATGAAAAAGTTAAATTTGTCCCTTGACAGACAGATAGCTTCGGGTGTACAATAATAGTATAATAAAAATTTATGAAATAGGAGGATAAAGTTATGCCAACCAAGTTAGCAATGATTTATGCATATGTATCAGAAGAGGAGAAGAAAGCGTTTGAGATTCTGGCCAAGATGGAGAGAAGAAGTCTGTCTACCATGATGCGCTCTGTGATAGTAGACACAGTAAAGAACCATGGATTGTTAACCGAAAAAGTTAACAGTGATGGAAACATAGTTCAGCAAGTAGTAACGGTAGAACAAGACGAGGTTGATGAAAGTGTACAGTGAGCTGATAGATAAACAGCCAATTGCAGTAAATGCTCAGTTAGCAGAAAAGCTAGGATTAAAGAAAGCCATGCTCTTGACTGAAATAGCAGTATTGATAAAGAAAGAAGGAAAGTCGGACGAGCAAGGTATTCTATGGGCACGTATCACCGCTAGGCAGCTACATAGAGAGCTGCCATTTTTTAGTGAGAGAACAATCTCAAGATATGTGAAAGAGCTAGTAGACAACGGATATTTGATGGCAAGTAAGACGACAGACGCTTTTGATAAAGCTAGACTGTTTGCAATTGGAGGTAGCTTATGAGATTAGAAGATATGTTTACAGGTATTGGGCGGGCAAATGCATATTATCCTAGTTTGACTAAGGTTACGAAGAGCACTAAAGCTACTTTGTTTCTTAGCCAGCTTTGCTATTGGGAAGGAAAGCAGCAGGATAAGAAGAACAGATGGATTTATAAGTCTGCCGAAGAAATAGAAGAAGAGACAGGTCTGACAAGAAGAGAGCAGGAAGGTGCAAGACGAATATTGAAAGAACTTGGAATCCTTGAAGAGATGTATGCTAGAACACCGAGAACGCTGCATTACAGGATTAACTTTGAAGTGCTTGAGCAGCTATGGAATAAGTATCAAGAGGAAGAAGCTATGCACCAAAACGCACAACTGATAAGTCAAGATGGCGAATCTATGCACCAAATGTCGAATCTACATTCGACAAATTGTAGAAACTACATTCGACCAAATGTTGAAACTAATACAGAGATTACTACAGAGATTACGCAAGAGATTACAGATGGCGATTCGCTACGCTCATCGCTCTCATTGGAAAAGCCTAGCAAGCATTTAGCAAATACGAGTGAGGATATGCTCCCTGATAGTTTAGAAGGTTCGGTGGAGAAGGAAATAAATGACATTGGCGCAGAAGCTTTGCTTGAAAAGAAGGTGATTGATGATATTGTAAAGACTGCTGCTGAAAAAAGCAGAGAAGCAAGGGAAAGCAAGGAACGGAAACCTCGAAAGCGAAGTCAGAATGCTAATACCATTATAGAATATTTTAATGACCAGTTCAAGAAAACGTTTGGCGGGGTTGCTCCGCTTGAGTTGGAGAAGGACCGAAAGCTAATGAAGCAGATGATAGAGCATTATGGTTACGATATGTCAGTGGCAATGATTGAATGGCTGTTCAGAAATTGGGCAAAGTTCCGACGAGAATGCAAAGTTAATGGTGTGCCTACAGTTGGGTTAGTATTTGGATTCAGAAGTTATCTGCAAGAGAAGGTAATGCATATAGTAGACGAACATGATAATGTTGGTGAAGGAGATAGTGTATGGGGGGTGTAGAAGGCATGGCACGACGTAAGCTTACAGTAGGGGATGTCAGGCGTGCTAATCTGCCAGAAAGGTATTGGGAAACGTCGCTTCGTGCGATTCCTGATAGCATGGACTATAAGCAGAAGGTTGAGCGGTACTTGAGGAATCTGCCAGATATGCTTAACAATGGTATAGGATTGTATCTGTGGTCAGTGGAAAACGGTACTGGTAAGACAAGTATATCATCCTTAATAGTTAAAGAAGCATTGAGATACGGAAAGACGGTGTTCTTTGAAGAATCAAGCCGCTTGAAGACTATGCTGATAAATAAAGAGCAGTTTGAGGAAGGATTAAGTATTGAACAACGGATTGAAATGGTGGATTTGCTTGTATTAGATGATATCGGAAAAGAGTATCGTACGGCAAGCGGGTATGCTGAGAATGTGATTGAAACTTTAGTTAGAGCAAGGGTGCAGAAGGTCAGGACTACAGTAATGACTGGAAATGTTCATCCGAGAGATTTGCAGAAAGTGTATAGCGAAGATTTTGCTGCATTGCTAAAAGAGAGTATGATTCCAGTTCATGTTACTGGGTATGATTTCCGAGAAGAGCGGGCAAAGCTGCTTGCAAAATTGTTGTGAAGGTGGTGTTGCTGAATTGATGGTTGAGAAAGCTGTGCTATCACGGATTTTGATTAGTAATGAATGGAGCGCAGTCATGGATAGGCGTGTAACCGAGGAGTTGTTTCAGGATGAAGAATGCAAGCGGTGTTTTAGGTTTATAGCCGAGTTTTATAGCAAGTACGGAAATGTGCCGTCGCTAGAGCTTGTAGAGGAGAACTTTAAGCAATTGCATTTGACGTATGCCAAAGAACCAGCAAATTTTTATATAGATAAGATGGTTGAGAATTACGTTCGCAACAAGGGGTCAGAGTTGCTCATGTCTACTGCACGACACATAGTTGAAAGTCCTATAGCTGGGCTAGAGAAGTTGCAGAATGATGTGGCAAATCTGTCGATAGAGGCAATGCCGACTAAAGATGATTTTGTTGGGGCCACTGTGGAGGATAGATTAGCGCACTATTTGAAGATGAAGAATGCTGGTGGGATGGATGGCATGCCTACGCCATGGGAAGTACTTAATGAAGCAACGATGGGATTGCATGCAGGAGATTTTATTACAGTAGTGTCGAGGCCTGGGACTGGAAAGACGTTTATGCTAGTTTTGTTTGCGGAGTATGCAGTTCGCAATAAGCTGAAAGTCTTGTTTGTTTCCAATGAAATGTCGAATACGCAGATAATGCAGAGATTTGATGCGATATATTTTAAGCTGCCATATAAGGAGTTGAGAGCAGGTCTGTTACCCGACGCTTTGGAGAAGGTGTATTTTGATGGGCTTGAGGCTATGAAGAAAGATGTTAACATGATAGTAACACAAGATGTGCGTGGTGTTGCGTCGATAGGAAGTAAGATTGACCAGTATAAGACTGATTTGGTGTTAGTAGATGGAATGTATCTGTTGGCAGACGACCAAAATGGCCAAAGCAGGTGGGAGAGCATCTCGAATATAAGCAGGTCTTTGAAAAAGTTAGCCAGACAGAAGAAAGTTCCGATTATTGCTACGACTCAGTTTAATCGAGCGTCAGAAGTAGTTAAGATAGATAAAGTTACGCTAGCGAATCTTGGGTTTAGCGATAGTATAGGACAGGACGCAGATGTAGTGCTTGGGTTGTTCAGAACTAAAGATATGGAAATGAATAATGAACTGAAGATAAGAATGTTGAAAGTCCGAGAAGGTGAGCCGAAGGATTTCATGATTAAGTGGGATTTGCATAGCATGGATTTCAGAACGACTGAAATGTCAGACGAGGATTCGTTTTTGCCAGAAGACGGAGATGATTTCACGATTTCGTATTAAGCAGATTTTGTTGAGTATGTGAACTGTCAGTAGGATAGTTCGCTTTTTTAGCTAATTCTGCTCTTTAGTAAAATCCGCTCTTGACACAGATGGTAATATATGTTAGAATAAAAGAAAAAACAAAAAATGAGAAGGAGATAGGAAAATGGACGAGAAAAAGAAGTGGAAAAAAGAAGAGATTAGAGAGTTGCTTGAGAAGAACGACAAAGCAGTAATGCGTGGATTGGTTGTGATTTATTCGTTGCAGACAGATTCAGAGCGGAGGATAGAAGAAACGGCCGAGCATAATGGTGTAGGGTTCAGCGGGACTGACGCAAAGTTTCTGTCATCTTTAGCTAAGCAGGTATTAGAAAAAGGAAGATTGTCAGAAAAGCAGATGTTATATGCCAGAAAGAAAATGCTTAAATATGCTGGCCAATTGACTAAAGTCTCGAATGGACAGTTGCAGGTTGGAGAATTAGCTAAAAGATAGGTGGTGGAATAGTGAACAGCACTAGTATAGAGTTTGTGCTTAGCAAGATGGGAGTACGGGAAACGAAACGAAATGGAGAGTGGATAACAGCAAGTTGCCCGCTTGCTCCTTGGACACATGCTGGTGGTACAGATAGAAGGCCTTCGTTTGGGATTCGTGAAACGACTGGTATTTCAGGTGCTCATTGTTTTAGCTGTGGGTTTCATGGTGGAGTGCTTAGCCTGGTACGTACTTATGGCCAGTATGCAATGGAAGCTGGGTTAATGACTAATGAGGATGTGCGACAGTTAGAGGATTATGTAATTCTGACTGAGGACGAGGATGTGGTAGATAAGCCAGTGAACAGGATTACGGAAGTTGTGATTCCAGAAAAGCTTAGAAAATGCCTTGGGCGAACACATCCGTATTTTGAAAAGCGTGGTATTACCGACGCAACGATTGAGAGGTGGAATTTAGGCTATGTAGAGGAATTTGAGGATGAACGAACGTTTACGACCATGTATGACAGAGTTTTGTTTCCTGTCTATGAGAAGGAGGGATTACGTTATGAGCTAAAGGGAATTGTCGGACGTAGTGTAACTGGCGAAGAACCTAAGTACAAGAATGCACCGCCAAATTTTAAGAAGGCACAGTATGTCTATGGCGGTTGGTTGGCCGAAGGAAAGACTAAGATTGCCGTTGTGGAAGGTCCTGTTGATTGCTTGGTGTTGAATCAGCATTTAGAAGCAGCGGGAATGAATGATATGTTTGCGGTAGCTTTGTTAGGAGCAGACCCCAGCAAAGCGCAGATAGAATGGTTGAAGGACCATGCAGATGAAGTGGTTTGCATGCTGGACAATGACCCAAGCGGGAAGCTAGGAAATAAGAAATTGATTGAATGGCTTGACGCTCATGTTATTGTAACTGTAGTGCAGTGGAAAGACGAGCATAAAGACCCTGCTGATGCAGGTGCTTATGCTATTGAGATGTTAAAGAGCAGAAAGTTTGTGCTTGAGCATAAGATAGAGCAAATGCTTAGAAATAGAAGATGAAAAGGAGTGTATAAGATGAAGAGATTTACGACGAATAGAAATTTGATTATGGCGTACTTGAACGGGATTTGTGAAGAAGGGGTAACATGTAAAGGCCATCTGTATTTTAAGGGAGATGTTCTGTACAGCTATGGACCGCATTTCCCGTTGGCTGTAAAGAACGGCCCAGTGATTATAGTAAATGCAGACCAGGCTAGCGTTACAACAAATGTTAGACATCGTGCATTGCTGTTTCAGGAAGTGCCGAATACGTATAGATTAGAAATTCCGTTTTCGGCTTTGGCTATGATGGCCAGGCATGTGTATCAAGAAACTGCTGTAATAGCAAAGGAGCTATGCATAATTGATTGGGAGCCTGACAGATATATAGATACTGGCAGAATAAGCGAGACGACAGGCGATAAGATATATGAACACGTTCTTGGAGGAGCGGTATTTACGTATAAAGGACGCTGGTTTGTTACTGGAATGGATAGGTCAGGAGTAGACCCGAGAGGTTTGTTCTTTTTGACTGAGATTGACGAGAATCAGATTGACAAGTATGGAGAGCCTGCTAGTTGGCAAGAAGCGATGGAGTTATTGAAGCCCGATGAAGTAAAGAAGTTTGAGAGAGATGGGTATGATGTTAGAAGGCAAGGAGAATGGTTTTTCGTTAAAGGTGGCTTTGGCAAAGATTTAGTAATGATAGATGATAATGCAGTTACTAGAAATTATGAATTAGTGCACAGAAGCGGGAAAGAACCCGCACATTTTGTATCAGAGGGATTTTTGGCCACGTCGCCGAGTGGGTCGTATCATGTAGTGAGAGGAATAGTTAAGCACAAAAGAAAAGAGCATAAGCAGTTGAAGTTGTACGATGTTGGAGAGAAGTCAAAGGACAGAAGTTGGTATGTTGCATATGAATCTGTTCAAGGTAATAGTTGGAAGGCAGGAGGCACAGTAGATTAGAATGGATGCGAATGATAGAATAATGCCTGGCACAGAGAATGAGCTACCGTATGGCCATAGTTATCAGTTGCTTAGAAAGAAAGGAAAGTTATGGAAGCATTGTTGTTATGCTGAAACACCAGAGGATGTTGATAGGTTGTTGAATGAGTATCGTATGACTCACCATGACGCATCGGCGTTTATGGTAGCTTTGCTGCCAAAGAAGTCTTGTAAGAAAGAAGAGATGGAAAGATGAATCTTGTAGTTGAGAATGGAAAGGTACTGAGCACAAAGGAGTTGTTTGGCAAGATGTGCGAAGTAAGTCCTACGTTACGTAATAGAATAAAAGCAGAAGATGTAGACGCCTTTGTTACTGGCAGGATAGACTGTGCAATATGCAGGTGTAATGGTTACGGAGTGTTTAAGTTGTTTCCTGCTGACGCAGAAATTGTCCAAGAAGGCGGGAAGAGATACATGCAATGTATGATTTGCGGAAAGTATTCGCATCTGTAGAAATGGAGGATTGCAATATGGAGTTTGAGAAGGCACATGACGTTGACTTAGCTGATATGAGTTTTGACAAGTATCAGAAGCTAGCTAGTAGAACAGTAAACACCAATTTAAGCACAGATAGCATGATAGCTAACTTTGCTTTGGGACTAGTTTCAGAAGGCGGCGAGGTTGGGGACATTGTTAAGAAGCAGTTGTTTCATGGCCATGCAGAAGATAAGGATAGTATACGAGACGAGCTTGGAGATGTACTGTGGTATGTGGCGAACTTAGCTAGAGCGTATGGTATCTCGATGGAAGAGGTGGCCCGAAGGAACGTTGAGAAGCTGAAGAGACGATTTCCCGACGGGTTTTCTGTTGATAGGTCAGTTAACAGAATAGAGTAAGTGCAGAATATGATTGCATAGAATAAGCGGCGCAGCAATTAGCTGCGCTGTTCTTTTTAGCTAAAAACTTTTGCAATTTTTTATGAAATCTGCTATTGACAAAGATTTCATTATATGATATAATGATACCATAATAAACTAATAAATAGAAAGGATGTGCAAGAGATGTGTTATGGAAAACGGGATGTAGATGTGAACAGGAAGAGTTATGATATGATAATAGAAGAACTTGACAGGCGTGGAATCCAGACAGACGAGGTAGTTTATAGTCTTTGTATAGAAGATGTTATCACTGTTCTTGCAGACAAAGGTTGGTTGGCTGGGTTAGACGCAGACCAAGTATTGGAGTTAAGTGAGTTTGTTAGGGCCAAGTTAGAAATACCGTGGGATGAATACGTAGCAGAGTTGCTTAGTAGCCACCCAATAATAGAAGTTATGAAAAAATGCTAAAAACTTTTTTTAATTTTTATGAAATCCGCTATTGACAAAGAACTTGTTATATGATATGATTATATCATAATAAAAAACTATTAAAAAATGAGAAGGAGATAGAAAAATGATAAACATGAACATGAACAAGAAAGAGATAGAGAAAAGGATAGAGAGCATAGAATCAGCAATCAAGATACTAAAGGAAAGAAGTATTGAGCACCAAGATGCTATAGCAAAAAACAATGACCTGTTAATGACTGAGACAGACGTTGAGAAGCGCAAAGCTCTTGAAGCCGAGAACGAGCAATTAGTTTCCTATATAGTTACGTTTAGGGAAGTAATTGATAACGAGACCAAGAATTTAGAAGAGTTGAAAGCTAAGTTAGCACAGATGAATGACTAATTGGCCAAGAGAATAGAAGAAATAAGATAAAAGTTAGAAAAAGAAAGGACGTGTAAAAGATGGGATTTGGTAAGGAACAGTTAAAGGTAACAGGAATAACGAATAGCAAGAAGATGCCCCTCAGACGAGGGGCATTTTTGGATGAAGGAGGTGATTTGCTATGAAGTTGTTAACGAAAGAGTTAGAAGCCAAGCTGCCGAGATTGTACAAAGGAACTCAGATTGCGTACGTTAAGTTTTTTACGCCATGGTCTAATTGGACATGGTATGCTTGCGAGTATGACCCAGAGGAGAAAGTGTTCTTTGGATATGTAGAAGGTTTAGAAAAGGAATGGGGCTACTTTAGCTTACAGGAGCTAGAATCAGTTAGAGGACCTTGGGGACTAAAGGTTGAGAGAGATATGTATTTTAGCCCAAGAGTAGTTGGAGGTGAAACATATGAGCGTTGCTAATGTTGTGTATAGGAAAGAGATAAATGACGTAAGGTTGACGGTATATGAAGATGTTAACCCAGAATCGCCAAGAAGTTGGTCAAATATTGGAACTATGGTATGCGGGCATAGGAAGTATAAGTTAGGGGATAGGAATATTGGTGCTGACAGCAAGTATAGAAATTGGGATGAATGGCTTCAGGGTGAAGTATTGAGGCCCAACGGTGGCGAAGACAATGTTGTGTATTTGCCTTTGTATTTGTATGACCATGGTGGACTTGCAATTAGCACAACAGGTTTTGGAGACTCGTGGGACAGCGGACAAGTTGGATGGATTTATGTAACTAAAAGGCAGTTTGACAAAAAGGATGTGCATCATGATTACGAGCTTATGTTCAGCGAGGAAGCAAAGAAGAGGACACGAGAGCTTTTGCAGAAGGAAGTTGAATTGTATAATGATTATTTGCAAGGGAATGTATATGGATTTGTATTGGAGCAGAAAAAGACATGTGATTGCTGTGGGGCTGTAAGGTACGAAGAGATTGAGTCATGCTGGGGATTTTACGGTGATGGGGCAATAAAGGATATGAAGAATAGCGTGGCAGTTGAGTATCAGCCATTGTTTGCTGCAATAGAGGAGGAATAGATGATGGGTTTAGATTGGCATTCAGTGATTAAGGCAACGATAGAGTATCACGAAGAGTACATTCGTAGATATTACGCTGAAGAGTTGGAAAATGGTGAGGACCTGGAAGACCTGATTAAGAAATATGCTCCGAATGTAATGAAGCCCTGTTCCAAGGTTGGAGCACAGCGTATGAGGGATTTGCCAGATTTTGATAAGCGGATTGAAGACGAGTTGGCAAGATGGAAAGAGAAAGCTGCAAAAGAGAAGGAGCGGGGTGAAGATTGCGACTCACGATTTGTTGATTTCTGGGAGAAGATGACCGTTGAGGAGCTGAAGAAGTTGGACGGAGACAAGTGGTTCTGTGATACATGTCCGTTTTTGGCCCAGTTGAATGGGGCTGATGCAACTGGCAACATGTTTATTGGTATTACTGTTGAGTCCTGCGATTTCCGTGGAAAAAGGATAAGTGCGGATGAAGTGCTTTCGGAAAGTCTGCGGGAAGAAGCATATGAGGAGCACGACATCGAAGGGATGTTGGAGTATGCAGATAGGTTGGAAGAAGAGTTGACTAGACTTCGTGGTGGACCTGCTTTGGAGAAGCAGAGTTATCAAGATTACTCGAAAGAGTTTGACGAGGACATATGGATGCAGATAACGAAGGAACCGAAGCTGACTGAAGAAGAGTATGAAAAGATTACGCATTGGCGGGAAGAGAATTTGCTTCAGGCGATTCATTGGCTTAGAACATGTGCGAATAACGGTATTGAAATGAGAACAAGTTATTAGAAAGAGGAGGAATAGTTATGAAGAAGTATTTTGAAACAAGTGGTAGTCCAGTAGAGATTAAGATTAGCACAGGATATGAGCTTGGTGGGCAGAACTATTTTACTGGTACAGTAGGCCAGCGAGGGTACTACTTGTATGCACAGCCTGTTGAGAGAAGTGCTAGTGCTGGTGGGTTTAGATGTGAGTCTACGATGCTGTTTTCCGGATTTAAGGTTTTGCTTGTTCCTACGAAACGTAAGAGTAAGAAGGCAGAAGAGCAGGCAGAGGAAATGGCAAAAGAACAGGCGTATTATTATGCTCAACAGTTAGCAAGCCAGGAGGGGCTAGAGCTGACTGGTATCGTAGATGATGCGGAAGAATTTTAGATTAGAGCTTGACACAGAAAGTAATATCTGATATAATGAAAATAAGGGTAACTATTTAGTACCTGAAAAATAAGATGGCTCAAAGAGGCCGAAAGGAGAAAGAAAAATGTCTAGTTTTCAAGAACAGTTGAACAGGAATAGAGGGTATGGGGCGTTTACGGAGAAAGAAAAGGAAGCAGAAGAACGGCAAAAGAATTATGTTAATCGTTTTTGGTTGCCTGCTGACTCAAGTGCACGTATTGTTTTCTTAGACGATAATCCACCGATTATTGAGGAACATCAGCTTCAGATTGATGGAGATTGGAGACATTGGTTTACATGCCTTAGAATGATAGGTGAAGCCTGTCCGATTTGTGATAGTTTAGATAATAAGCCGTATACGGTCGGGTTTTATACGATTATTGATATGTCTGAATGGAAAGATAAGAGTGGTAAGACTCATAAGAATGAACTCAAGCTGTTTCCTGCAAAGTTTAAGACCTTGCAAGTATTGAAACGGCTCTCGGCAAAGAGGGGCAGTTTAGAGGGCTGTGTTTTTGAGGTTTCCAGAAGTACGTCGGATGCGCCGAATACGGGAGATGTATTTGATTTTGAAACTAAGTTATCAAAAGACGAGATTTTGGAGTTATGCCCAGATGCTCAGCCATTTGATTATGCTGATATTTTAGAGCCGAAATCGGTAGGTGCTATCATGGAAGTTTTGAAGAGAGCATCGAAGCGTAGTGCAAGCAGAAGCATAGATAGCGATAGAATAGATTGGTAGTTATGATAGGAAAAATGGCCTCGGCAGAGATGCTGGGGCTATTTGTCTTTTGAAAGGAGGGCATTAGATGATTGTTAGAACGCTAGACGAATTGAATTATGTATTCAGTTGTTTAGAACAAGCCAAGCGGTATGGCTTGGACACAGAAACAGTTGACAGAGGTTATCCCGACATTAAGCTAGTTGGAGTGTCCCTGGCTTGGTCCAGAAACGACGTGGTGTATATCCCTGTAGGGCACAAAGAAGGAGCGCAGCTTCCGCAAGAGCTAGTGCTAGAGAGATTGAAGAAGTTCATAGAAGGAAATCCACAAAAGATTGCTGTGATGCATAATGCAAAGTATGACATGACCGTATTGGATTTGCTCGGAGGGATTCAGTTTTCGCCGAATATTTTTGATACGATGGTTGCTGCGTGGCTACTAGATACAGAAAATCCGCATGGGTTAAAGGCGTTAGTTAAACGGTATTTGAATTATGCTATGACTGAGTTGGATTCCATTACGCCGAAAGAAAAGCACCCTGTAACAGGTGATACGGTGTATCGAACAGACCTTGTTCCAATTGAAACGCTAGGAACGTATGCAGCAGATGATGCCAGACAGACATTAGCATTGATGGATTTGTTTTTGCCCAGGCTTGAAGCGGATGGGCAGATGAAAGTGTTCTGCGAGCTAGAAATGCCTAAGATATTTGTATTGAAAGACATTGAAATGAATGGGATTTTGGTAGATGAAGATGCGCTGCGCAGGCATTTGTCGGAAGCTCCTGCAAGATTGGCCGAGCTTGAGCAGAGGATGTATTCGCTTAGACCGAATGGACAACCGTTTAATGCTAATTCGCCTAAGCAGTTGAATCAGATTTTGTTTCATGAACTTGGCATAAAGCCAAGCGGAGAGCATGGTAAGTCTGGGTTGTATAGCACAGATAAAGACAAGATGGCATTATGGGCTAATGAACATCCGTTAGTAGAAGCGATTCTTGAGTATAGAAATCTGTCTAAGCTGCTGGGTACGTATCTGGAGGGGTTGACGAAGCGACTAGGCCCAGACGGGCGTATACACACACGATTTAATCAGATTTTGACCACTGGAAGATTGAGTTCGAGTAATCCGAACTTGCAGAATATTCCGAAGCCAGACAAGGACACATTTGGATTGCGAGATTTGTTTATAGCAGGAGAAGGAAAGAAGCTTGTAGTTGCAGATTATAGTCAGATTGAGTTGAGGGTTTTGGCACATATAAGTAAAGACCCGACGTTTATTAAGGCGTTTGTAGACGATGTGGACTTGCATAGCTTTGCAGCGAAAGTATTGTTTGATTTGCCTGAACCTTTGTCTGAGGTGAAAGAAAAGCATAAAGTTGAACGTAGCATAGGAAAATGTGTAACATGTGATACAAGAATAGCAACAAGAAACGGGCTAGTACGTATTGATAGTTTATCAGATTTTAGAGAGCCTGATAAGTTCGTAAAGCTTGAGTTGCATGTATTGACCAAAGATGGTGAGAAGACGACTTCGTATTTTTACTACGGTGGAAAGCAGAAGATTTTTAGAATAGAAACTAAGCAAGGGTTTAAGATAGCTGGAACACCGAATCATAAAGTATTAGTCAGAAGCGGCTCTGAGGATGAATGGAAGAGACTAGATGAATTGGCCATAGGTGATAAGCTTGTTATAAAGCTTGGTGGAAATTCGCCTGAGAAGTATGTAAAAGTAAATGGTCCTTTGTGGTCAGATAACGATAGTACAGAAGAAAGTTTGTATGTTGCAGAGTTAGATGAAAGCTTAGGCAGGTTGCTCGGATATGTGATAGGATTTAGCGAAGTAGGTGGCCAAGAAGTTTCAGTACCAGAGTGTATCTATCGTTCTCCGCATAGTGTGGTGAAGGAGTTTGTTAGTGCGCTGTTTGAGACTTTAGGCGATGTGATACTAGATGGAGAAGGTAGACTTGCTATGAGTACAAAGGAAAAAAGCTTTGCACAGGAGATACAGCTTTTGCTTAGTTGGCTTGGCGTTTTAGCAGTGGTGGACGAAAGACCAGGTGGAAGCGATGGCCAGTTATGCTATGCTGTATGTATACCGAAGGGTTTTTGGAGAACGTTTCGTGAGAGAGTAGGATTTGTTTCACGCCAGAAGCAGAAGGAGCTTAATGAACTATGTGAGAAAGACGAAAATGCTATGATTGATTATGCTGAGATTAGTATGATTGAGGAAGACGAAGACGAGGTATTTGACTTTGAAGTGCCTGAAGTGCATAATTTTGTCGGGAATGGTCTTGTGCAGCATAATACGTTTAATTTTGCTATGGTTTATGGAGCAGGCGTGAAACGGCTTGCGGCTGCGGCAAAGGTTGACGAGAAGAAAGCGAAGGAATTGCGGGATAGGTACATGGCCATGTTTAGTGGAATTGAACGTTACATTAGTGCGATGCAGGCCAAGGCAGAAGAGGATGGGTATGTGTCTACGATTATAGGACGGCGCAGACATTTGAAAGACGCCCAGCTAAGAGGCAGAACTGAGCAAGAGAGAGCGGCAAAAGCAGCTGCTTTGAGACAGGCTAGTAATAGTCCTGTCCAAGGGTCGGCGGCAGATATCTTGTTTATTGCGATGAGGAATATCAGAAATAGGCTTATAAAAGAAGGATTGACCGATAAGATTAAGATGGTTTTGCAGGTGCATGATGAACTGTTGTTTGAGGTAGACGAGCGGATAGCAGAATATGCTGCGGAGCTTGTTAAGCATGAGATGGAGACAGCAGTAAAGTTGCGGGTTCCACTGATAGCAGATACAGAAATCGGGATGCGTTGGAGCGACTGTAAATAATCATGTTTATTATACAGTTTTACAAAGCTTATTTAGGCCATTTTAGAGCTTTTTGTCGTGCACCTTTATCTACTCTTTTTATGAATAGAAAAGAAAGATTCTTGGGCAAATTATGAATACGGTTTTGCTATAAGGTTTAGCGCAGCTAATTGCTGCGCTGTTCTTTTTAGCCAAAAAATTTTTTTAATTTTTATGAAATCTGCTATTGACAAATAATTCGTTATATGATATAATGAAATCATAATAAACTAATAAATAAGAAATGGAAAGGAACTGATAAACATGACTAAGAAAGAGAAAGAGATACAGAAGATAGAGAGCAAGATAGCTACCATAGAGAGCGCAATTAAGATTATGGAAGAGCTCAGCATTGAGAACCAAGACAAAGTTATAAAGAACAATGAAGAAATAGCAATGGAAAAAGACCTAGAAAAGAAAAAAGCTCTTGAAGCAGAGAACGAAAGGTTAGTCGGATATATAGTAATGTATAGAGGACTAATTGATAATGAAAGCAAGACTTTGGCAGAGTTAAAAACTCAATTGGAAAAAATGAAGAGGTAAGAGTAGTAAGGACATTAGGCAGAAGATAAGGAGGGATATTATGTATGTGAATCCATGCAAGGGATGCGAACCACCGAAGCGAAGTGTAGAGCCGAATTGCCATAGTTGTTGTACAGAGTATCTCGAATGGAGAAGAGGATATGAAGCGGAAAGGGAAAAGGAGCGGGAAGAACGAAAGAAAGAGCAAGATGTGTATACGGTGCTTGCTAAGCTCAATTAGTAAAATTCGCTATTGACACAGAACTAGTTATATGTTATAATAAAAGAAAAAACTAATAAATGAAAAGGAGATAGAGAAATGAAGAATACGGAAACAGGAGTTACCCAATGTGAAAATGCCAAAATGATAAAGTTGCTTACATATGACAGGGATAACCTGCCAAACGACAAGAAGTTAAGAGAGATAGTTATGGAAGCTATGGATTTGGCAGACGTGGATAAGATAACGACACGGCAGTTGTGGGCTATTTCGTTAGCAAGCTTGTTTCAGCTCAATAGATTTAGTGATATTGCTACGGAAGAGGACAAGGATGCAGTAAAAGAGTATTTGAACTTCGTAAAAGAGAATATTGAACTTATGTTGTTTTTGCTCAATATGTAAGCTTGATAGAAGAGAAGGAGATGTGAATAAGATGCGTAAATTGATTATCACGACAAAGACGAGTACAGAGGTGTTATCGAAGCTTTTAGAAAAACAATATGAAGTTAAGGTGTACAGAAATAAGTATGACTATAAAGAAATGGCGTTCAAAGACGAAGGTTTCAAAGATACGTTCTTTGCTGTTATGGAGTATCTAAGAAAGAAGAGGATATATGTTTCGGTTTTAGACATTCTAGTGCAAAATGGGCCGAATCCGAAAACGGCAGAATACGAGAGATATAAGAACTGGAAGCATACGCCGTATAGTAGAATAGATTACTTTGAAGCAGAAGGAAAAGAGTGATTAGAATGAGACTAAACAGTTGGTTGGAGATAGAAGAAGACGATGGGTATAATTTTGATATTTTGAAAGCACGATTGATGGTTCCGAATCCTGATTATGTTTCTAGGATGCAGCAAGGATTTAGCACGGCTGGGTTGAATAGATTTGACCCGTTGTATGAAGAGGTGCACCGAGATGGAAAGTCTATTTTGAGGGTGCCCAGAGCATTAGTTAATAAGTACGGTGTAGGAAGAGAGGTGGAAGATTGCAGAGAAGAAGGTAAGGAAGTAGATTTCAAGTTTAGGTTGCGTCTTGGACCGACAGAGGAAAGAGAAGAAGACCAAGTTGACTTTGTAGATGCCCTGGTTAAAGCTGTAGAAAAGAATACTGGAGCGATTGGGCAGGCAAATCCTGGATATGGGAAGACGGCCTGTGCACTCGCTATTGTGGCAAGGCTGTCTAGAACAACAGCTGTGTTGGTTCACAAGTCTTTTTTGATGAATCAGTGGATAGAACGAATAGAAGAAGCTTTTGACATCAGTCCCGATGAAATTGGGATGGTGCAGCAAGATGTTTGTGATTTTAGAGGTAAGAAGATTGTTTTGATTATGGCACAGTCCTTGTTGGCAAGGTCATATCCAGAGGAGCTATACAGGTATTTTGGCACGGTTGTAGTTGACGAAGTGCATCGATTTGGAGCGGTAGAGTTTAGGAAAGCAATTACGATGTTTCCTGCCAAGTATAGAATAGGTGTAACAGCTACGCCAAAAAGGAAGGATGGGTTAGAAGATGTGTTCTTTATGCATATTGGCGATATTGCTTTTGTAGGAGCAAAGCGAAGAATGGTTGCCAAGATTCAGTATGTTAACGCAAAGATGATAGTTACAGATTCTATGAAGAGGGGTATGTTGAACTGGCAGAAGAAGTTTGACTTGAATAAGGTTACGCAGTACATTGTAGATTGCGAGACAAGGAATAGGCAAATTGTTCAGCTTTTAGTACAGGCTTTGAAGGCGGGGCGAAAGATACTGCTGTTGTCGGCAAGACGTGAGCATCTGAATGTGTTAGCCAAGCTGTTTGAGCTTGAGTGTGTTAAGCAGCATGTTAGGTTTGCATATGGTTTTTACGTAGGTGGAATGGAAGAAGAAGCATTAAGGATATCAGCTACACGACCATTGATATTGGCAACGTTTCAGATGGCTCAGGAAGGCTTGGATATCCCAGAATTAGATACGTTGTTTTTGGCCACTCCGAAAGGTGATGTTACGCAGGCTGTAGGTAGGATTCTACGGAAATATGATGGGAAAAAGCAACCGATGGTTGTAGACATCCTTGATAATGATATTTTGCTGTGCGAGAACCTGGCCAGGAAGAGAGCAAAGCAATATCGTGAGATGGGATGTATTTTTTAATTTTCGCACTTGACACAGATACTACTATATGATATAATAAAGAAAAAACCAATAAAAATTGAAAGAGGTGTACAAGATGGGTAAAGAAGTAAAAGAATTAGTGGTAATTGACAAGGTTACAAAGACAGGCAAGGATGTGGATTCACTGGAAAAGCTGATTAGCAGATTGCCAGAGGTTCCGACCGAAGAGTTGGTTACAGGGTTTAGGCTAGTGAACAGCTATAGCAAGAAAATGGAACAATTTGTAGACGCAGTGAAGAAAGAATTGGTAGATAACAAGGAGCAGACTGGAAGGTTTTTGACAGAAGGGATTCCAGATGAAAAAGGGCATTTGTATTTGTCGGGTGTAGAAGACGATGAACTGAAAGCAGAACGAAGAGTTTATGCTAAGTTCAATGAGGAAAAGGCCGCTGAGTTACTCAAGGAAAAAGGCTTGTTTGAGTTGGGAAGTGATACAGTAGTAGATTGCAAAGACCCAGCTCATGCTTTGGATTTAGTCCAGGAAGCATTGGAGAAGTTGAGAAATGGTGAAGGAGTTGAGGATGCAATAGCATGTATGAACGAGTTGAAAGATTTGTTTGAAGTGAATTATGTTGCTTCGGAACCAAAGGTGGAGGCACTTGTAGCCCTGGGTAAGATTGATAGCAGCGAAGTTGCACAGGTAATGGATGTAAGTATTCAGTATGCAGTCAAAGAAGTAAAGGCAAAAAAGAAATGAGGTAGAGTGTATGGAGTGTATGTATTGCGGAGAGGAAGCAAATGTTGCTCATGTTTGTGATAAATGTCAAGCAGAAGCAGAGAAGTTGGACCAGAAGCAAGAGAAGCAAGAGAAGTTTAGTTTTAAGAAATGGTATGAAGCGAACAAGGATGTAGTGTCTAAGAAAAGGCGGCTGAAGTACCAAGAGAATAAAGAATATCGTGAGAAGAAGAAGCTTGAAGTAACCAGATATTATTGGCTAAAGAAAAGACGAGCCAAAAGCATTGGTATGAACCAGACTACGTATGAAGAGCTTGGAATAAAGCCTAATGCAACAGTTAAGATTACGATTACGAATGAGCATGACATCAGATATGGAATGACGTTTGATGTTCCTGCTTTTTACCCAAGCCAAGTTGCAGAGGTAGTTCGCAGAAGTGTGCAGACGTTAAGGTTGTGGTATCTGAAAGGGTATTTGTCCGAGCATTGCTCGGTCAGAAATTCTAAGAATTATCGTATGGTTACAGAAGACCAGATGCGTATTTTTGCTGCATACAGACATTGGTTGAGTTTTTCTGTACAAGATTTCTCGCAACATCCATTCTTTGTTCTAGTGAACGAAGAGATGGAGAGACTTCAGCCAGATGGCATAGAGCCAATGTTAGACACGGAATGGAGACTAGACCCGACTGTATGTCCGTTCTGCGGAAAGGCACCGTCGCTTCAGAAAAAGGTAGATGGAAAATGGGTGTATGTTAGTTGTTTTGCTTGCTTGAGTCCATTAGATGTAGCAGGACGAGAGACTATGAAGAGGTTTGCAGTTAGCGGAACATGTCCGTTTTGCGGAAATATGTATGATGGAGAGATTGATGTTGCAAGTAATAAGACAATGAATGTTGTATGTCCGACATGTGGCAGACGTGTAACAGATTATCAAAAGATTGAAATTGAGAGGAGATAAAGAAATGGAAAAGACGAATGGCCAGATTTGGGTAAGTTCTCAGTTCACACGGTTAGGGAAAGCCGTTGGAGACGAGGATAAGAAAGAACATATGATTCAGGTAGATACGTTTGAGACCACACCAGCAGAAGCAGCAGTAGAGTTAGGCATGACGATAAATCTTGGAAATTATGAATCGCTCAGAGTTAGCGTTGGTGCCAGAATCCCATGCTATAAAGAAGAGCTAGAACAAGCATATGATTTCGCTTTTCAGTTAGTGGAGAGGGAGTTGGCTGCTAAGATTAAAGAAACGAAAAGTACGTTGTGAGGTAGTGATGATGAATAAGCAATTGCTCTTGTTAGTATTGTTCACTGGCGCAGTGGTTAGTATTGGATTGTGCATTATCATGTTTAGGTCTGTAGTGCTTGTTCATGCTGTAGCACAGAGGGAGCGGGAATTAGCTGACGATATCAGAATTTTGAATAGTGTTATAGCTGACCAGCGCAAGCAGATAGACAGCCTTCAGAAAGCGGTTGCAGAGAAAGACAAGCAGATAGAGCAGTTGACTATTGAGAATGAAGACTTGAGGACGATTCCAGCTTTGGTTACAGCTTATGCTCCGTTGGACCCATGTTCGGTTGCCGAGTTTGATTACAGTGGAGACCCGAGTGTTACAGCAACTGGAACGAAGCCCATGGTTGGAGTTGGTGCAGCAGACTTTAGTAAGTTGCCAGCTGGGACTGTTCTCGAAGTCCCTGGTTATGGAACAGTTACGATTGAAGATACAGGCGGTGCAATGCGAAAGTATGAAGGTGTGCAGATTGACGTTGTCTTTGATACCAGAAAAGAAGCTTTGAAGTGGGGAAGGCAGAATTTAGATGTACGGGTGGTTTCTGTACCGAAGGGGGAGGAATAAGCTAAATGTCATATAATGTTGTACTGACGTATGATGGACGAGAAAGAAAAGTAGGAACTGTAGTTGGTGATACGTTGATTTGTCATAGGAAAGTTAGACAGCATTTGTTCAGAAGCGGGAGGCCAACAGTAGAGCAGGCTAGAAAAGAAGGAGTGTCTGCTTGGGGCTTGGATTGCAAAGTATGCGACAGGTTGCTTGAGATGGGAGTTGTGTTCTTGAACATTGTAACTGACGAGGGAGAGTACCAGTGTAGACTTGAAGACATGCGTAAGAAAGGAATAGTTTTGAATATGAAGCCGCATCGGGCACAGTATTTTTTGAATGAAAATATGTTTGAAAGAAAATGAGTGATGTTAGATTGGCGAAAGGGAAGGTGAAATGATGGGCGAGAGCAGTAGGCTAGATATAGTTTTGAAGCAGATAGATAAGAAGTATGGAAAAGGAACTGTGATTCGTGGAAGTCAGTATCCGTCCTTGGAACGGTTTTCTAGCGGGATATTTGCCATTGATGCAGAGATTGGAGGCGGTATTCCGAGGGGACGTATTTTGATTTTTACTGGAAATGAAAGTACGGGTAAGACTACAGTTGCAAAGAAAACGATAGCAACTGCTCAGAGGACTTGCAGAAATTGTGGAACAGAACTCGTAGAAAGCTTAGACGGTGTTCCTAGGTGTCCTAATTGTTCTGATGGTGGAAAGGCTATGACTGCGTTCTACTGTGATATAGAGGGTGCGTTTGACCCTGTTTGGTTTGAAGCGTTAGGTGGAAATAACGATGATTTGTATTTGTTTCAGCCAGAATTTGCTGAGCAAGCAGTAGATGTTGTGGAAGCGATTATTCGAACTGGCGATGTTGATGTTATAGTTGTGGATTCGATTGCTATGCTTAGTCCAGCAGCAGAGATTGAAAAGTCAGCAGAGGACCAGCTGATGGGAACACATGCCAAATTGGTTAATAGAATGATGCGAGCGATTCAAGCTGGGTTTAACAGCCTTGGTACGAATAATGCCAAAAAGCCAACTGTTATTTTGATAAATCAAGTTAGAGAGAAAGTAGGTGTTATGTATGGCTCACCAGATGTGATGCCTGGAGGTCGTGGTCAGTCTTTTGCTTCGAGTGTAACTTTGAAGTTTTTTGCAAGGCCGTCCGAGAAGCTTTGCGAAAGTGTAGGAGATAAGAAGCAGGTTGGCCAGCAGATTCGTTTTAATGTTGAGAAGAACAAGACGTTTCCTCCGCATAGAAGTGGTGTGTTTACGCTGTATACAGATGATTCGGAGGAGTATGGCGTTAAGAAAGGCACAGTAGACAATATGCTTAGTATTTTTAGGTATGCTTTACGATATGATGTAGTTAGCAAAGTTGGGTCTTGGTATAGTTATGTTCAAGACTGCGGGAACGAGATTAGAGTGCAAGGAGAAGATAAGTTTATTGCGGAGATGGAGGCAAGGCCTGATTTAGTACAGGAGTTGAAGACAAAGGCGATGGAGAGAGTGTTAGCATGAGAGCAAGAGCTAAGAAGCGGGAAGGAAAGCCGATGCCTGTATTAGGAGATTACACTCCTAATGTAATAGGCAAGAAAGGAGAAAGGCGAACTAGCAAGTTGATTGGTGGAACGCTTACGCCTGGAAGTGGAAAAGGACGAATGAAAGGAGATGTACTGCATGGTTATAAGAAAGAAGGGAGGGTGAGAGAACGTGGATTCAAGCGCATGATTGAAAAGAAAAGTACGAAGGGAAAAAGTATTAAGATTGAAGAAGCTTGGCTGACCAAGTTGGAGCAGCAAGCTTTCGCTGCTGGAAAAGAACCAGTCTTAGTTATTGAGTTCGAGACCATGCAGTTTGGCTCAAAGCAGTGGGGATGTGTTCCACTGGAGAAGTTGAAAGAGTATTTTGACTTAGAAGATTCTCAAGCTTGACATAGACATGACTATATGATATGATAAATGAAGAGGTGAGCATTATGAAGATAAGCGAAAAAGAACAGAAGATTCGTGATAGAATAATTTTTGCTTATAACGTGATTCCTCAGGTTGTAGATGTAGACAGATATGTAGTCTATGTTGAGCTACGAAAGAAAGATGTGGAGCGTTTGAATTTGTTGCTTGAGGACATCGAAAAAGACCTGAGTGTATTAGTTGACAGAAAAGTAGAAGTTATAGCTAAATAGAATGTGAAAAGGAGATATGCAAAAAATGAGAAGTTTGTTGAGCAGAAAGATAAGAACGGACGAGTGGCTTTCAGATGGGTTTGGTGAGCATGTCGACAATGTAGACAGACGGTTTATTCGGCTGAATTTGTCGGATAGCAAATCGTTTATCGCTGATACCGATTTGTATCGTGATGCTTGGAAAATGCAGAAAGGAATTGTTGACCGTTATATCCCAGCTGATTTGTTATCGGTAGGAATGGTATTGGATAGTACACGTGAAATAGTTGTGCCAGTGTTGCTTGCAGAAGGAAATCAGTACAAGTTTACGACAACGTCGTTTAGCCAATTATGTGAGAAGAGCGGAATGGGTGCTATAGCATACATGAAGAAGTGTATGTCAAGTGGACTGTTATCGCTGGTACCGAACAATTTGAACGCATGGTTGGCCGCACAGGGTAGTAAGTCGTTGTTTGTAAGGTTTTATGGAGATAAGGTAATTGCAGTTTTGTCGAATAAGTATGGGCTGTTTGACCATGGTGATGCACTTGAATGTTTGAACGAGACACTTGGTCAGAATAGTAACTATAGACTAGAAGCTTGTTCTTTGACTTTAGATAACTTGAGTGTAAGGCTTGTGGACACAGAGCAGATTTTGATAAAGGATGACAGCATGGGCAGGGACAAGTCGGTTGCTGGGTTGATTTTTAGAAACGGGCAGACTGGAAGGTCGCTTGCTTCGATTGAGTTCTTGATTTATACGTTTGCTTGCACGAATGGATTGATTGTATCACAAGACAGAGGGTTTGTGTACAAACGACGCCATATCAGCATAGGTAAGAGAGAGTTTGTTGAACAGATTACGGCAATGCTGGAGCAGTTTCCAGAGTATGCAGCAGCGGCCAGAGAAGATATGGAGAAGGCAAGACAGGTACGTATTGATGCAAGTATGCATGCTTCTTTGAAGCAGCAAATTCAGAGGGGTCTTGGTGTTGGAGAAGGCACAGTGAAAGAGATTTTTGATGTTATGGAAGAAAAGTGGGACGCAAACGCATGGGGTATGGCTGGTGCAATAACCGAAGTTGCACAGAAGTTTTCTGCGGAACGTCAGTATCAGTTTGAGAAGTATGCTGGAGAGCTGCTTGGCCAGCTTGTGGCCTAAATTGTTAGTTAGCAGTGCATGTGGGAACATGTGCACTGCTTTCTACGTATAGACTTTGCAGAAAGGGTGGAGCTGTGGTTGGATTCGTCAGTCTTTGAGAAAGCTAAAAAAGGAGACAGCACTAGCATTGAATTGCTAGTCAAGAAATACTACAGATTAGCTTACAGCGCAGCCTATGTTTGGGTTAGAAAAGGTGTGATATCGAAAGAAGATGGGTTGAGTGAAGCTCGTTTTGCTTTAATGAAGTGTATTCGTAGGAGTTTCGATAGCAGCAAAGGTGATTTTGCACCGTATCTGGTAACGGCTGTAGATAATCAGATTAGAATGTATCTTCGCAAAGAAAGACGAGAGAAAATGATTGAGTATGCAGACAGGTATATAGAAACAGAAGATAGAGAAATAGATATTATGGATTCGCTTACGGATGATGGGTATACGATTGAAGAGGTAGTTGAGCAGAAAATGCTTGTAAATATGATTATGCAGATTTTAGAAGAGAATCCATGCATTAAGGAAAAGGAAGCGAAGTGTTTGACATTGAGGATGAATGGATTGACCTATGACGAGATTGCAGCCGAATTGGGCATGTCGCAAAGTTATGCTAGTCGGCTATCGAATAATGCTATAGAAAAAGTTAAGCAAATTTTACGAGAATCAGGAGGGCTTTGATGTTAAAAGATTTGATAAAGAGTCAAGGAAAAGCAGGGTATGTGATACCGTTATTAGAAGAAGCGACCTTGCTGGCTGGGAAGCGTGATGCGTATAATAGAAGGCGAGATTGTTTCCATCCATCTGAGATTAGCGGAGACTTTTGCCCCAGAGCTTGGCTGCTTGGCCAAAAGGATATGACTTTGTACTTAGAAAATGAAGTAGGAGTTCAGACTCAATGGAGATTTGACGTCGGGTCTACTTTGCATACGCTGATACAGGAAAGGTTAGGATTGACTGGCAAGCTGTTTGGTATGTGGAAATGTAAAAGATGGTGTTTAGAAGATAGATGTGTGCATTATGGATTTAAGCCAGAAGGCAGTTGTCCACTTGATACGCCAGAGAAGGCAAGTTGGGAATACGAAGAAGTAGATGTGGTAGACGAAGATTTTGCAATCTATGGAAAGACGGACGGAATTGTAGTTTTGCAAGAAGGAAAGTTTGTGTTAGAGTTTAAGACGATGAACTCGAGGACGTTTTCGACGCTAGCTGAACCGTTGGCTGAGCACAAGGAACAGGCTGCTTGGTATGTAGATATATTGGAGCGGAATAGCTGGAAGGTAGAACAGGTTCTTATGCAATTGAAGAGCAATGGAGGCCAGGTAGACGCAGCGTTGAGAGTTGCAAGGCAACCGTTCAAAGGTGCAATTATTGTGTATATGAATAAAGATACGCAAGAGTTCAGAGAGTTCATGGTGCGGACATCCGTGCCTCTTGTTTTGCCCGATAAGATAAAGATTCGTGGAATGGAGTTCGATGAAGATGTAGATGTTTTAGAGGAAAAGAAGAAGTTGATTAAGCAAACTTTAGCATGGAGGGACGAAGGGTTTTTGCCAGAGCGTTTAGACGTGTGTACCAGCAAGAATTGTGCGAGAGCACGGAAATGCTTTGCAAAGAGTGCATGTTTTAAGAAAGATGAGGTGTAAATGATGGATAAGAATGAGCAGATAGTTGGGAATCAAGAAGAGGAAACAAGGGCTTTGCGGGAAGCAATGAGTTTTGTAGTAGGAAAGAAGCTTCCGATTCCGAAGAATTGGGTAGCTGAAGAGTTGGATAAGCTAGAATTTCCGAATGATTTGTCAAGATTGACTACTGCACAGCTAGGAGAGCTTATGGGGATTTGGTCGTCAGTTATGGCGTACTGTCAGTATGAAGTGGCTAGGACAGATATTGAAAGAACAGCTAAATGGAATAAGTATGAATTTGAGAAGAAGAAAATGTATCTTCGCTTGTTAGACGAAGGCGGTATGACTGAAGAGCAGAGAAAGGCCGAGATTTATGTTGCTGTCGCTCAATTGAGGGCTGATTTTGAAGTAGCAAAAGCAAAGTATGTAATGACGAATGCTTTGTTGAGTGCGTATTCGAAGTATTATCAGGCCTTGTCTAGAGAGTTGTCCAGAAGAGGATTGGATGGGTCAGAAACACCGCCAGCAGAGCAGGACGATGATGCTTATGATATAGAAGAAGAGAAAATGCGCAGCAAGGCTAGATTGACTAAAGAATGGTTAGACGACGATGAAATTGAAGATATGAAAGGAGACGAAGTAGATGGCTGATGCAATTTTTGAACCAGAGATAAAGCGCAGTCTGCTTTGGCTTCAGAAAAGTTTGGGCGGCAATTTGCCGCCTATTGCTATAGAGTGTAAACGTACTAGTAATGCACGATTGTCTTTTGATGCAGTTAAAGATGAACAAGTTGATGGCTTGACACAGTTCTGCAAGAAGGGGATTGTGCGTAAGTTAATAGTGAGTCAAGGCTTAGGTGCAAGACGGTTTACGGGTGGAACGCCTTTTGATTTTTTGGCGTGCGGTGCTGGGTATGGGTATTTGCTCGTGAATTTTCGTTTCACAAAGCAATCGCCTAGAAAAGATATAGCAAAAGGTACGAATAGGTGTTTTGCTGTTCCTGTTGACCAGTATGTGCAGGCTAGAGAAGATGCAGCAGCAGAAGGGCACTCAAGCTTGCCTTATGATTGGTTTGCAGAGAATGCTATTGAATGTAAGCGCATGCGGGTTAAAAATGAGCAAGGCGTTGCCGAGAGTGGCTGGGACTTGTCAGTTTTGTTGACTCAGTAAAAAATAGGAGGAGTAGAAGTGTATGTACGAAAAAAGCAATAAAGCAGTGGAGTTGAAGGTTTCTGGTAAGACGCATCCGAATAAGCTTGGATGGGCTATTGCCAAGTATCTGAAAGACGTACCGATGGTGTATTTGACGGCAATGGGAGAAGCCTCGGTAAACGCAGCAGTGAAAAGTATCATAGTTGCTCAGTCGTTTGCAGCATATGAATCGAATGAAATTGTGATAAAGATTGGGTTTGATACTAGGTTTGACCAAGACTTGGCCAAGGAGGTTACGATTATTGTATTTTATTTGACGTTACAGAAAAGACAGGGGGTATAAGATGTGATTGACAATATGTTTGAGAAAGTTCTTGTTATAGCTCCGCATAGCGACGACGACATTCTTGGTTGCGGAGGATTGATGAAGAAAGTAAAGAATTTAGGTGGGGAAGTTCACGTTATAGTTACTACGATAGGTGATGTGGCTTTTTATCATAAACCAGATGTAGTGAAGGCAGAGGTTCGGGAAGAAGAGTTTTATGCTGCTTTAGATTTTTTGGGTGTGGACAAAGGGGAGATTCTGTTCAGGCATTCGGAGCAGAGATTGCACTTGCTCCCGATTGTGGATATTATTACAGCTTATGACCAGAAGATTAGAACGTATAAACCGACAGCAGTGTTTATTCCGTACCCGTCGTTTCATCAAGACCATAAGACGGTATTTGATGCTAGCTTTGCAGCGTTGCGGCCAACTCCGAATACTAGCTATGTTCGTTTGGTGGCAATGTATGAGTACCCGTTTGTGGTATGGGATGTTAAAGATACGGATGGGAATAGGTTTCATTTAGATATTAGCGATGTGATTGACGATAAGATAAATGCTATGAAATGTCATAAGTCGCAGATTCGAGAAGCAGAGCATTTGATTTCTCCGCAGACGATTCGTGTTTGGGCTGAACGACGAGGTATAGAAGTAGGCGTGCCTTATGCAGAGGCATTTAAGGCGTTACGAATGGTATTTTAGTCCTTGATACAGATGGCAATATATGTTATAATAAAAGAAAAACCTAATTAATGAAAAGGAGACGTGAATCAGATGGGTGAAGAGAAACAGTTGTCGCTTATGGATTTGTTAGCCGAACTTAGAGGAGAAGCAAGTGCAGAAGTGCAGAAAGAAGCGTGGTTGTACGAGCAAAGCAAGGCGTTTGTAAGAAAGAATAGAGCGGGGATAATGTCTGCCATGATAAAGGCATTGCGCATGCAAAAGACGAAGCATGCTTTGTTTTATGGAGCGTTGCTGTTAGAAGGCGGGCAAGACATTTTTTATGTTAGACGAAGGCTGTTGATTGATGCTTGTGAAGACGGTGTAGATACGAATGTAATTGAGTATATGGCAAAGTTGTATCAGAAGCCACTTAAACAAACGTCTGAGTTAGATTTGTTGCTTGGGATAGTGATGATTTGTCAAGGGGCGAATTGGTGGAATTGTGAGTATGGCCAAAAGAAGACGTCGGTGTTTTTGACGTCAAAAAATGTTCCGACGCCTGAGTCTGATAGCATAGAAGAATTGATGAATGAGATGGAAAGGCTTTGCTTTGAGGGTGGATATGAGAACGCAAGAAAGAGTAGTGCTGTTTTAAGACGTTTGAGGGAATTAAAGCAAGACCCGCATGATTATCATGAATGGTTGACAGATGCTTGTATCAGAAAAGGGAAGCAGATTGGCGATGAAGGATTGGTTCGGGCAGGAACGTATGCAAGTAAGGTGTTGAATAGAAGGACAGGATTTAAGGATGGGAATTGGCAGTTAGTGCTTCGTTGCATGCTATGTATGGGTAGTACGCCTGGGATTCCGTCGTATGAAGAAGCGACAGCTAATGCTCTGAAGCTGTATTCGCTTTGTAAGAAGTTCTTGTTAATTGCTAAAGAACGGTTAAAAGACCCAACTTCAATCGAATTGCCGTCTTGGGCGTATGATGGGATGCATGCTAGCAATAAGAAGTTGTACCCGATTCCAGATAGAAGATTTCCTGGAACGGAGCAAGGGTTTTATAATGGTTTGTTGCAGGCGAGAAAGTATGGGCGATTAGACCCGAGAGACCAGGCTGTATTGGATAGTTGCAAAGTGCCAGACGAATATTTGCGGTTGTATAATGAATGGATAGACGATGTGGAAGCATAGAAAAGGAGGTTTTGTTCGTTGAATTACGATGCAGAAAAGATAGCTGATTTCTTCTCGAATGGTGAGAAGTGGCGGGATGCTCAGGACGAGATTACGCTCATGCATATGAACACACGAACGCAGACTGTTTTGATGGGAATAATCATAGACGAGATAAGAAAGGTTATGAATAGAAAGTTCGGTGCTGTTCGGCTTATTGATGTTGGCTGTGGGACTGGCATGCTGCTGGATTATCTTGACGAAGCAAAGCTATTGCACAGGGTGATTTCGTATATTGGGTATGACATAGTAGAAAAGTTTTTGGCTCTTGCTGTTGAGAGGGCCAAAAAGTACAGAACGTTGATTACTTTGAGGAATGCTGATTTCTTTGCTGAAGAAGACGGAGACAAAGCCGATATTGTTATTGCTACGCAATGTTTGAATACGGTGTTTACAGACGACCAGTATGGGTTTATAGCATTGGCAATAAGAAAATTGTGGGAAAGAGCAACAGATACTGTGATATTTGACGTAAAAGATGTAGAAGCTCCGTATATCCATCCGAATCGTTTGTACTATGACCCAGAGCGTGTGTATAGCCTTTGCAGAGGAATAACGCAGAATGTTACGATTAAGCAAGCAACCAAAGCAAATTTTACAGTTGTGCTTAGTAAAGAAGAATTGTTTTAGAATAGAGGTGTAGCAAGTGAAGGTTTTGCTGATTGGAGCAGATGGGCGAGTGTACTCAATGGCAAAGAACATGGCCGAGCATGGCCATGTCCTCGCTGTTGTTGGAGGGCGGGAATATATGTCTGGTTTTTTCGACACGATGATTGATGCACCGCCTGACGACGAGAAAGTGATTTTTAGCTTAGTAGACGAGTTTAAGCCTGACTTGATTGTTCCTGTTAGTTATGAGACAGGTTATGCTGGAATTGTGAATAAGCTGAGAGACAAAGGCTATCGTGTTTTTGGTGCGTCCAAGCAAGGAGTTTTGTTAGAAGCAAGTAAGATTGTTGGATTGTCCGTTGCTGTAATGAATAGAGTACCTGTTGCGCCGTTTGTAGTTGTGCATGACAAAGAACAGGTGCTGGAAGCGTTGCAAGAGGACAAAAGAAACAGAGTTGTGAAACGAATTGGTTTTGCTGGAGGACGAGGAGTAAGAGTTTTAGACACAGAAGAAGAGGTGTTGGAGCAAGCCTTGGCTGTTATAGAGCAAGACGGTGTTGCAATGATTCAGAGAGAGATACGTGGGATTCCTGTTAACGTTGTCTGGATTCAGACTCCGAGCGGACCTGTGCAGCTATGCTTGCAGACAGACTATAAGAAGACGTATAGTGGAGACCTTGGTCCGTTTTGTGGAGCAATGGGAGCAGCTGTTTGGAACCATGTTCCGACGGGTGTGCTAAAAACCATAATTGCTCCAATGAATGATTATTTGATTAGTATTGGCTATTTTGGCAGAGTAGGCTTGGATTGTATGTATGAGTATGAATCAGGAAAGCTGTATGCTATAGAGTGGACAGCACGGTTTGGTGTACCGACAACCGAGACTATGCTTGCTACGTGGGATGATGATTTTGCGGAATTGTTTGTAAGTTGGCTAGATGGGTCTAGAAATCAGCCTAAGCTTAAAGGAAAAGTTGGCATTGGTGTTGCGATTGCTGGTGGTGGGTACCCATATCCAAATGCAGTGAAGCAAGGGTTGCCTGTTACAGTCAAAGGAGAATTAGATAATGTTATTCCGATGGGAGTATATGGTAAGTTAGGCGAGCTAAAGACGATGGGTGGCAGGCACTTTGTTGCTGTTGGACACGGGAATACAGTAGCAGAGGCAAGGAGCAATGCTTATGAAGCTGTAAAGAAAGTTAGCTTTACGGATATGTTCTATAGAACAGATATTGGAGAAGATATGTTGCAAAATAGTGTTTTTGATGAAATAGAATTGGGGTGGAAGTGATGGGAAAGACAGTTTGTGTGTATCAGCCAGGGTACTTTCAGCCTTTGCATTATTTTGCACGGATTTATGAATCAGATGTTTTTGCTAGTTTAGCTGGTGCACAGTTAGTGCGTCGGAATGGCCAGCACAGGGCAAAGTTATATGATTATGATTTGACGGTGCCTGTTAGTGGCGGGCATAGGCAGTCTTTGGAAAAGGCGATTCCTTGCTATGACCAGAGGTGGGTTGACAAGCATTTGACTTCGCTAAGATACATGTATGGAAAGGCTCTGTTTTACAAAGATACGATTGCAATAGTAGAGATGCTGCTACGACATGCTGAGCAGGAGCATTGGTCATTGGCCAAGATTGGATTAGAGACTGTACGAATAGTTATGGACTTGGCTGGGTGGCGTGGAGATATCTTGGAAGTGCACGAAAAGCCAGCTGGTCTAGATGCTTCGGATTGGATGTTGCACATTGTATTGGAGTGCGGAGGAGATACGTACATTTGCGGGCAGCCAGCTTTCAACAACTATTTGCGTGCTGCTGACTTTGAGAAGAAAGGAATAAAAGTTAAAGTACAGGATTGGATATGCCCAGTGTATAAGCAAAAGTCTGCCAATTTTAAGGCGAATCTTTCAGTCTTAGATGCATTGATGTTTTGTGATGTAGAAGAGTTTTTGCAGGTACTGAAAGGAGTATGTAGATGCGAATCTTGATTGTGCCCCAGATAGGTTTGAGGAATATTCATGCTGATAGCCGCTATTTGGCCTCGTTGGATTTGGCTGAGCATTTGATAAAGCACGGACATTTTTGTTACATGTGGGTGCCTGAATACGCTCAAGACCAAGTAGACCGTATGCAGGGTTTGATGTATGTATATAAAGATTACGGATATGATTTTTATACGGAAATGGGAATGGTGAACCTGCAAGATTTAGCAGATTTGTTTTCTCGCACTTGCGGCAAGTATTATGTAGATGCTATTGTTACAGACATTGGTGCACAAGTTCCGATTTATCAGTTAGCTTTGTCTGACATTATCCATAAGTCAGATATGCCATGCATGATAATTTATCCTGCTGTATATGAATTGCAGGAGAACAGAGATTACACAAGAATGTTTTTTGCGCTGCAAGCTCTTGGCAATGCGTATTCAGTTCCTGTCTTTATTGCTCCGCATCAGAAGAGTGTGTCGCTAAGAAATGCCAGAAAGTTTTTAGCTCCAACAGAAGTTAAGAAGATAGATAAGAATGCTTTGATGGTGTCTGTTGGCGTTCCATGCGAACGTGTAGACCGAATTAAGCAGAGCTTAGGTGGCAAGAAGTTTGACAAGTTTACTTTGTTTTTTGGCGCAAGGTTAAACCATGTTAAGCAGCCAGAATTGATATTTGATTTGTACGCAAAGTTTATTGCTTCTGGAAAAAATGCACAGATAAAGATTACGACGAATACGTCTTCTTTGAAGTTCTTTACGTATACAGCGGGCAAAGAAGCTTATGAAAAAGTTAAGGATGTAGTAGACATTACGTTTGAGTGCCCGAGAGATACGTATCTGGAGATTGCATTGCAAAGTCATGTCGCTATTTGCTGGTCTACGTCTGAAGGGTTTCCGACAGGTTTTTGGGAACAGATGTATATGGGCTTGCCTGTTTTGTTCCACAAAGAAGAATGGGCTGTGTCTCAGTTGCCTGACTGGTACCCGTGGGTATTCAGTACCAAGCAAGAAGCGTTTGGGATGTTGACGTATATCTACGAAAATTATGCCCAGGTAGCCAAGGACATGGAAAGGATGCAGGAGTTTATTAGAGAGCATTATAGTGCTAGAACTACGTATGATGTGATGGAAGATAGTTTGATAAAGCTAGACGAGAAAATGAACATTGGCTATAAGCGATTCAGTGGTGTTAGTAAGATGATTGAGCAAGCAAAAGAATTGCTTGAGCCTGGACAGATTGTTACAGTGCCACGAATGTTAAGCATATTGAATCAGATAGGACGTAGTTTTCCTGTAAAGAATAAAGATAGAATAGGAAATGCTAATATGCCGAAAGACTATGAAGTATACAGAATGCTGTTGGCAGCTGGATTTAAGGACACGTTCAAGACGCCGTCTCCGCAGTTGATTGTACCTGAAAGGAGCGAAAAGAAGTGAGGATATTAGTTACGGGTGGCAGCGGGTTTATTGGTACGCATTTAGTTAAAGCTTTGAAGGGAAAAGGATATTTTGTTATTGTTGTCGATAAGAAAGCTGAAAAGCCGATAGACATCCTGAATGAAGATAGTTTAGATTCTGCTTTCTCGCAGTTTCGACCAGATGCAGTTGTTCATCTAGCAGCTGCTAAGCGTGGAGACCAAGATGCGATTTATAGAAACAATGTGGGTGGAACGCTGAATGTAGTGGGTGCTTGCAAGAGATTCGGAGTGAAACGACTTTTGTTTGCGTCCACGTCTGCTGTGTATGGCCATGACCAACAAGTTGAATGGGCAGATTGCAGGCCAACGTCTGCTTATGGTAGAAGCAAGCTGATTGGAGAGCATTTAGTTGTTGCTGGTGGAACGCCAAGTATTGTGTTTCGACTGTTTAATGTGTATGGAACTGGCGGGGAGAGCGTAGTGAACGTATTGGATTCATGTTTAAGAACTGGCGATGTGTTTACGGTGTTTAACAGAGGGATTATGAAGCGTGATTTTATCCCAGTAGAGATGGTTGTTTCGGCTATGCTGTACGGACTGGAGCATGATGCAGCTGATTTGCTAGGAACAGTAAACGTTGGAACTGGTTGTGGCTTTAGTGTTCAAGAATTAGTAGATTTGGCCAGAACTTGTGGTAGTCTTGCTTATGTTGTGGAAGAGAAGTCTAAGCGAGTGGACACGTATCATAGTGTAGCTGACATCAGCAAAGGGTCTTTGTTCCTGGATTTGAAGCGGTCAAGGAAGCAGCTAGAAGAAAACTTGCTAAAGTTTTGGAGGCGGCCATGAGAATAGTAGTGAATCCGACTTATTGGACAGGTAATGTTATGGGTCATAGTATCAGTTTGAGTGCGATTAACACCGCAAAAGCTTTGTCTGCCTTGCCGAATGTCCATGTAATTTTGCCTGTTCCGAAGGATAGGACTTTGTGGGTGTACGATGATTCTGACCTGGACGGAATTGACGAAGTCATTGAAGTTGAGTACATGGATAAGATTATGACGCATTTTGCCACAGAGGATTGGTGGCGGCATTTTAATGTCGGTAGCGGTGATGTGTTCTACGATGTTATGTTGGAGTTTAATGCTAAGATGGCATTGCAGATGGAGAACTGGGCGTTGGTTGGTAATTATCAGACAAAGTTCTTTTTGCCTGCTCCGATGACTGTAACTACTGTTATTCGTCCAGCGTTTTTGATTTATGAATTGAGGCGAAGGCCACATGCTCATGTTCTTGAAACGCTTGCTCAAGCTACGCTGTCGACCATGTTTTTGACTGAGCACCAGAAAATGCTAGCTGAAGAAGCGGCACGACAGTATTTAGCTCCAGCAAAGCTTCGTGGATTAGACGAACGGACAACGGTGATTCCGCATAGTATAGATGTAACACGTATTCAGTATAAGCAACGGCATAAACCAGATAAAGTTCGGTTGATGTTTGCAACTACGCTGTCTGACGTAAAGAACGGAGACCGAATAGGGATTATGTATGATAAGCTGTTGAGATTAGGTAAGCCTGTAGAGTTTGTAGTGTCGCTTCCGTTTAGACGTGCGGCGACAGCTGACAGATATGCACAGGATGTTGTTGGCGAGTTGCGGGAAAAAGCGTATAAGACATTCGGAAAGAACATTGAATTGCATGTGAATCCACCGAGAGAGGAATATGAGCGTTTGTTGGAAGGGGCAGATGCGTTTGTTTGTATGTCTAGAAATGAGTCTTTTGGATTATCGTTTTTTGAACAGTTGCAGGCAGGCCAAGTTGGTATCTACTTGAAAGAGCCATGGCAGAAAGGGCTGTTGCCAGAGGAGTACCCGTTTGTTTGTGATACTGAAGAAGAAGTGTTTGCACGTCTGCTTTGGGTTGTAGATAACCTGGAAGAAGCACAAGCAAGGGTTGCTTTTATGAAGGACTGGCTAGCACAGAATCTAAGTCAGGTTGTAGTTGCGAACAAGATGGAACAGTTTATGAGAAAGCAGTTTAACGTTAGCTTGGAAGCAGACCGAGAAGTAATGTCAAAGCAGTGGCTGTATAAGTGTTTAGAAGATACGCTAAAGAGAGACACGTATTCGCTTGAAGATGTGGCACGTGTTATCAAGGAAGAAAAGAGAACGAATATTTTTGCAGCTAGTACAGCATACGCTCATACTGTACGCAGAATGATGCAGTTGTTGGGATTTGAGGACACATTGAATAAGACTGGACTGCCAGTGTTTAAGAGAAAGGGGTAAAAAGAAATGGACGAAAAACGAAGAGAAGTGGTGTATCTGGACATAGAGAAGGTAAAGCCGAATGACTGGAATCCGAATGTCCAGACTGAGTCAGTGTTCAATGCTTTGGCAGAGAACATTCAGGAAATAGGTATGACTGAACCAATTATGGTCAAGCCTGAGGAAGATGGAACGTATCTGCTTGTGTCAGGGTATCACAGATGGGAAGCATGTAAGACGTTGGGGTACAAAGAAATCCCTGCCTATGTAATGGACGAGTTTGATGAAGATGCGGCTAAGTTCCAGACAGTTCGTATGAATATGCTGAAAGGAAAGATAGACCCTGTCAAGTTCACGAAGCTGTTTGATGAAATGGCCGATAAGTATGGCAAAGACTTGACGAAGCAGATGATGGCATTGGTAGACGAGAAAGCATTTCAGAACTTGTATGTGAATGTTAAGAAAGAGTTGCCGAAAGAGCTGCGGGATAAGATGGATAAGGCAAGAGGAGATATGAAAACGGTTGATGACCTCAGCAGAATTTTGAATGAGATGTTCAGTAAGTACGGAGACACGCTCAAGAATAACTTTATGATATTTCAGTATGGTGGGAAAACGCATCTGTGGGTTATGATGAACGAGAAGCTAAAGAAAAAGCTGATTGACCAAGTAGTTGAGGAGATTAAAAGCGGCAATTTTGATATGTCTGAGTATTTTTTGAAGCTGATTATGGAGCATAGTGATGATGTACTGAGTGAGCTAGAGCCGATAGGTACTGAAGAAAATTTGTTTGAGGAAGATGCTCAATGAAGAAAGCATATGCTTCAAATGCCTATTTTTAGAGCTTTTAGATGATTGTCTAAAATGGCTTCTAACGAATTTTTAGCGGGTGCCTAATATAATCCTACCTCTTTAGAAATTCAAAGGCCTTAAAACGAATCCTACAAGCAAGTTTTTTAGACCTCTTGTAGGATTCTTTGCTACTAGCCAATGATATAACTTATAAGTTATATTTCAGCTAAAAATGGCATTAATGTAGGCATATTTTGCAATACAAAAGACAAATTTTAGATAATCCGCTCTTGACACAGAATTTACTATATGATATAATAAAAGAAAAAACTATAACTAGAAAAAGGAGTGATTAGATGGAGCAAGTGGCGAAAGATGATAAGGGAAAGCCAGAGTTAACTCGAGTGCCCAGGCAGATAATTTGGGATATTGCTCGGGTTCGTGCATATGGCTATGAAAAGTATGGAACAGGAGCGGACAGATGGGACACGGTTGAGATACACAGGTATCAGAATGCAGCATACAGGCATTGGTTAGCATACCTTGACGACCCAGATAGTGTGGATAGCGAAAGCGGATTACCGCATTTAGCACACCTTGCTTGTAACATTGCATTCCTGTGTGAATTGGAGAAGAGGAGGAAAGAACATGAGAGTAATTAAGCCAAGTGTAGAGATTTTAGATGAATTAGACGGGCAAGAGATTTTGAAAAGATTAGAGTTTGTTAGTAGATGCTGTTATAAAGATGCAAGTCATGCAGAAGAGGAACATACCGCTGAACGGCTTATTGCTTCGCTTATCAGAAGAGGCCACGAATTTGTATTGGAACATGTGAGTGTGTCTGCACGATTCATAGTTGACAGAGGTGTAAGCCATGATATTGTACGGTATCGTATTGCAAGCTATGCACAAGAAAGCACTAGATATTGTACTTATGCAGAAAATGATTTTAGTACAGAGATAACGGTTATTAAGCCAGTAACGCTAGAAGAAGGAACAAAAGGATATAAGCATTGGCTGAAAGCTTGCCAGAAAGCAGAAGAAGAGTATTTTTATTTGCTGGATTATGGTTTGTCAGCACAAGAAGCAAGGGTAGTATTGCCGCACAGTATAAAGACTGATATAGTTGTAACCATGAATTTGAGGGAGTGGCGACATTTTTTGAGATTGGCAGCAGCTCCGAGTGCACATCCGCAAATGCGGGAAGTTACACTTCAGTTATTGAATACGTTTAAGGAGAAGATACCAGTAGTATTTGAAGATATTTGAAGAAAGAAGGAAAAAGGATATGGGAAAAAGATATAGCAAAGAAGAAAAGTTTTTGATGTTAGCTGGCGTGAGGTATGCGGAATCAGTTAAGATGCCAAAGACTAAGCTGGCCTGGTTTCTTGCAGCGGTGTTAGGAAAGCCAGATAGCGCAGTGTATTATCAGATGAAGAAAGTATCAGAAAAAGCAGCTAGTATGACAGAAGCAGATTGGGCGGTATTTGATTTTGATGAAGTACAGGCTGATTTGATGGAAGAACAAGCAAAGCAAGAATTGAATGATGAAACACTGGAACAGAATGTAGGAATGATTGTTCCAGTGAAAGTGATTTCGGTGAAAACGTTCGGAGCATTATGCCAAGTGCTCGGAACGACAAGGACATTGTTGCTGCATGTGTCGGAGATAGCAGACGAGTATATTGATGATGTGCATGAGTATCTGTCGGAAGGAGACGAGTTTTTGGCCATGCTTATTTTAGCAAAGAACAATAATAGATTGGCATTGTCCTCTCGACGGATTGGTAGCGTGAAGCGGAAGAGGCCCAGGGTTGGAGAGTACGAATGAACGAAAAGATAGAAGTTAATGTTAATAAGTACCTGGTGCTGAAAGCAGAAGGAGAGAATTGTTCTCAGCAATTTGAATTGTTGCTGTCTATGAAAGATTACTTGTGGGAGAAGGAGCCGATTAAGTTTGCGTTTTTCTGCAATGATTGGATGGAGAATCGTGGTTGCACTGTTAGATTAGTAGCAAGTGAGACGCTAGATTGGGTTCGGCGGGGGTTGTTGAATTTGTTATTGTCATTAGCTGTCGGAAAAAGAGGAAAAGCAAAGTAAAGCAGTGAAAGAAACGAAAGAACATGAGCAGCAGAACAGTAGAATTGTCAGTAGAACGCTTGAAAAACGCTGTCAGTTCTGCTGTTTTGTCATAGGCTTGGCGGGGTTGACAGCAGAGCAATTGGCGGGATGTATTGAAGTAATAGAAAATCGAATAGAATAGTAAGATAAGAATGAGTTGAAGAAAAGAATGTTGAATTGTACAGGACTAGTAAAGGGGGATATGGTATGGCAAAGAGGAAGCCGAGGGAGAGCTATGCTTTTAGGGACCTGAAAGAAATGACTTGTTTTGCAGAGATGGATAAGAAGGTTAAAGCAGGTATAGCTTTAGAAGAGATAGCCAGATGGTTGCAAGAGGATATGTTTCAGCAAGTCGAGATTAAGAGAGAAAGCCTGGTCAGAAAGCTGTTCAGATATAAAGCTTCATTGCCGCCAGCTGAGTTAGTTAGGGAACCGCCTGTATATGTTCAGCGGGCAATTGAAAAGATGAACAGAGGGATAAAGGAAATTGATGAACTAGAAAAATTGTATCTGCTTCAGCTGAGAAGGATTAGTATAGATGCAGAAACAGAAGCCAAGATTAATAAGTTGTTCAGCAGTACGGGTAATGAGATTAGGATTGCGGCTGATTTATTGAACAGTATGATGCAGAAAAAGATGGAGCTTGGATTGCTATCTAAGAGGCCAGAACAGCTGGAGTTATCTGGAAACATAGGAATGACTGGATTGATTAGTGAGGACACAGATGAAGCGACCAAAGCTAAGCTTGGATTGCTAGCTGGGAAGATGCTTCAGGTTATGGCAAAGTCTTTGGACGAAGCGAAAGATTCAGTAGAAAATGAATCCGGCGATGGAGACGCAGACCAAGAGTAGAAAGTAATCAAAGAAGAAAGTAGGAGGACTGGATATGGAGAGCATTGTACCTGTAGTAGTAACCTCGAGCGGAAAGATTGATGTAAAGCTTGACGATAGTATGACGGCCAAGGAATTGAAAGAATACGTAATGGCTGTATGGAATATTGATAAGGAACAGATTGACCAGCCTTTTGTTGTGATTTCCGATATGTTGTCCAACGACAGCTTTGTTTGCGACGATGATATGGTTGTCGGGCCGAAATTGCGGGAGAACAGTATGGTAAGGGTGGTATTACCGCTGAAGCTGAAGGATTAGGTGGTAGTATGTCTGGCATGTTACAGGACCAGAGGATAATAGAAAAACTGGATGAACTGACTAAAGGATTCACGAAAGATGATATTGCATTGCTGATGCAGGTGCTGAAGAACAATGAGGGGAATGAAATAGAGATACTGCAAGACTTGATGGGATATACGTATCGTTGGCCGCCAGTAGGAACTAGGGAGTTTATTGAAAGCCCGCAGTATCTTGGATTAGAAGGCCAAGTGTTCCCGAGGTTGTTGGACGACCTTGAGGAATTGTTCGAGGGAGATTATGTCGAAGCAGTTTTGACAGGTGCCATAGGATGGGGCAAGTGCCAAGATGGATTTTCCAAGGTGCCCACAAGTACGGGCGTAAAACGATTGAAGGATATCGAGGTAGGAGACCTTGTTATGTCTGTGGCCCCAAACGGGTCTTATAAGCTTGCAAGGGTTGCGGCGTTGTCTACGACCAGGAAGAACTGTAATAAATATACGTTCAGCAGAGGGTTGCAGTTGAAATGCTCTGTGGACCATCCTGTATTGACCCAGCGTGGATGGGTTAGCATAGGAGAGGTTACGAAGGAGGATTTTGTTGCGTCAAGCAAGCATGTAGTGGGCTGCCAAGACTTTGATGAAGACCTTGCAAAGTGGTTTGCATGCATGGCTGCTGAGTTGCCTGTCTCGAACGGAAACAATGATATAGTTCCTGTAGGATATGAAGAGTTGAAGCAATTATGCTCATTGGTAGGAGGACTACCGAAAGAGGTATGGAATACGATTCAAGTTACGAAAGGACAGTACCTCGGCAGGAAGTGTGCACAGAAGATATTTGACCTGTATGCCGATGTATTGCCAGACCAGTGGAAGCTTTGGCTAAACCCGAACATAAGTTGGGAGCGGCTGGAATCTGTAGAGAGTTTAGGCGAAATGGATTTGTATGATATTGATGTGCCAGAGACACGGAATTTTATCGCAAACGGAATGATAGTGCATAACAGCACTTTTGCCGAGATAGCGATGTGCCGAATGTTGTATGAGATAAGTTGCTTGAGAGACCCGCAGAGGGTATATGGTTTGATGCAGGGTTCGGTTATTGTTTTGCTGAATGTAGGAATTACGCTGGATAATGCAAAGAAGATTGTGTTCCAAGGTGTAAAGAATAAGCTGCATGCAAGTCCGTATTTTGTTGAGAAGTTTCCGTATGGAGCCTGGCAGTCAGAGCTTAGGTTTCCGAACAATATCTGGGTGTTTCCAGCCGTGGCAGGTTCGAGCGGTGTTATAGGCTACAATGTATTCGGCGGGGTTATGGATGAAGTGAACTTTATGTCTGTGGTTGAGAACAGCAAAGCGAAGGGAGCTAGCAATGGCCGATATGACCAAGCTGATACTTTGCATAAGTCATTGATTAGGCGTATGAAATCCCGCTTTATGAAGAAGGGTAAGCTGCCAGGCATTTTGCTTCAGATTTCGTCAAGCCGATATCCAGAGGATTTTACTGAACGGAGATTGAAAGATGCGGAAGAAGACCCTACGATATTTACGAGGAGATATGCTCAGTGGGACACGTTGCCTGCTGACCGTTGGAGCGGAAAGAAGTTTTGGGTAGCATTGGGAGATGGAATAGAACCGCCAAGAATCTTGAAAGACGACGAGGAAAAACGCCAAGTTGAGGAAAAGAAGTTGCCGATGATAGAGGTTCCGATAGAGTTCTATAGGGATTTTGATAAAGACATTGATGCGGCGATTCGGGATTTTGCAGGAAGGCCGACGTTGACTATCCGTCCGTTTATCCGATACAGAAATAAAGTAGTTGAAGCTCTGGCCAAAGGTGCAGAGATTGGACTGGAACATCCGTATTCAAAGACAGAGACTACGCTGCAAGATGGAGGGATATTTTTAGTAGATAAGCTAAGGATTCCGCATATCAAGAAACAGCTTGAAACAGCTGTTGAGCCAGAGAAGAGAAAGCTGGAAGAGGAACTAAGATTTTTGAAAAGTAAGCCTAGATTTGTGCATGTTGACTTGTCTTATGCAAGTGATAGCACAGGATTGGCTATGGGTTATGTGCAAGGGTATAAGGAAGTAATCAGACGAAATGAAGCTGGAGAGCAGTTCTCAGCTAAAATGCCAATTATTGTTATTGAATTTATGATACGAATTAGGCCGCCGAAGGGTGGAGAAATTCAGTTTGCTGATGTGCGGTCTTTGATTTATGAATTGAAGTCATATGGCTATCCGATTAGGAAAGTTACGTTTGACTCGTTCCAGTCCAAAGACAGCATGCAGCAGTTCCAGCAGAAGGGGATAGAGTCTGGTCATGTTTCGGCCGATACGAATCCAGCTGTGTATAATGCGTATAGAGATGCTTTGTATGAGGACAGGTTGATTACGTATCAATATGACATTCTGCTGGAAGAGACAATACGGTTAGAGAAGAATGAAAAGAAGAATAAGGTTGACCATCCGGCCAACGGGTCAAAAGACGTAGCGGATGCTGTTGCTGGTGTTTGTTATGACTGTGTAACAGAAGGAATGATAGCACCTGCTCCACCGCCATCGTTGGGAGAGATGGAAGGAGGAGAGATAAAGATACAGATGGAAAGGTCGGCCGACGATGCTGACCTGTTCGGATATGGAGCTATTATGTAGTGCCAAGTTTGGGCAGCAAAGCATAGCATAAGAAATAGAAGGAAAGGAGTACGGGATGGAAAGACAATCGTTATTTGAAGACATAGTGCAGAGGATAACTGACCTGTTTCAAAGACATTCGTCTAATATGCCACCGCCAGAAGTAGATTCGTCCATTGAAGCACGGCGAAGTATGGACGACGGGTTAGATATCGCAAATGGAAGTTCTTTTGCTTGGTATGTCGACGAGACTTCGTTGGAGAGCGAGCGCATAGGGAAGTATCGTGAGTATGACCGTATGGACACCGAATCGGTAGAAATTGCGTCAGCTTTGGATATTTATGCTGACAATGCAACCAGTGGAGACCGAGAAAGCGGAACTATCGAAGTTGTTTCAGAATCAGCAAAAGTAATCGAAGTTTTGAATGAGGTTAAAGGCCGATTGAAATTGGATTTTGCCTTATGGTCTATAGCCAGGGAAATGGTTAAGTATGGCGACTGCTTTGAAGAGGTAGTAGTGTACCCTGACTTTGAAGTTCATCGGCTCAAGCATTTATCGCCGTCTGAAGTAAAGGTTAAGGAAGATGAATGGGGCAGGCCTGATTCAGAATTTCCGTATGAGCAAATGAATGAAACGGGAGAAACGATAGCTAAGTTTGCCGATTGGCAGATTTTGCACTTCAAGATTGCGAAGAACAGAACCAGCAAGTATGGTGTAGACGGCTCTCTGCTGTACCCGTTAAGAAAGGTATTTAAGCAGTTAGCCATGATTGAAGATTCATTGATTATTGCACGCCTGACTAGAGCACAGCAACGGTTTGCATTTATGATTGACGTTTCTGGCATTGAACCAGGAGAACCGACCGCTGACTATCTGAGAAAAGTTAAGAACAGCATGAAGAAGAAAAGGACGATAGACCCTGTTACGGGTAGAATGGACCTCAAGTATAATCCGCTGTCGGCAGAGGAAGATATCTTTTTGGCAAGGAGAGAAAGCAATGGTTCAGATGTTAAGGTATTGCAGGGTGCATCGAATTTAGGGCAGTTGGCCGACGTTGAGTATTTCAGCAAAAAGCTGTTTGCTGGCTTGAAGGTTCCAAAAGCTTGGATGGGTTTTGAGGGCGAGACTCATGCACGTGCAGTTATTACAGAATTAGATGTCCAGTTTGCCAAGACTATAAGAAGAGTTCAGCAATCGTTGATTGAAGGATTGCAGAAGCTGTTTGACTTTGTTTTGTTAACCAGAGGAATAGACCCTATAGCAAACAGCTATACGATTAAGTTGCCTGTTCTGTCGGCGATAGACGAATTGAGAGAATGGCAGATGGAAGTTATCAAGGCCAATGTAGCGGTAACGTATAAGAACAGTCTAGGTATCAGCAGCGAGTGGGTTTACCGCAACCTGCTGGAGCTTTCGGATGAAGATATTGAAGAGATTAAGAAAGCATTGGAGGATGATGATGCGCTGGATAATGTCAGAGCAGCTAAAGCTGCTGAATTTGCTAAACCTGCTGTTGTTGTTACAGGAAATGCTCAAGGTATTATTGCTCCAGATGCTAATGCTCAAGATGTTAATGCCCAAGATGCGAATAAAGCAGCCGCCCTAGCTGTAGCCCAGCAACAGGAACCAGCTACAGAAGCGTTGTCTGCAAGAGAACTTCGTGTGATGCGGTATAAGCTCAGGGAAGAGCTTGAAGCGTTATATGATTTACTGAACTGGGAAGTTGAAGCAAAGACAGGCACGAGATTAAAAGACGGAAATAGTTAATAGTATTGTATTACGCAGAACTTGAATAAAGTAATGTATAGGAACTAAAAGAGTAGACAAGGAAGGGTGTAGCCAATGTATATGAAAGTAAAGGCTACATGGTATGAGGTTCTTGCAAACGAAAGTGTCGAAGAGTCAAGGCTTGCTAGTCTTGACCCTGAGAAGATAGCTAAAGCACTTGACAGCAAAGGACGGTTTGACCCTGTAAATACGAAATCGCTGAATGCGAAAAGTATAGGAAGCAGACGAAAGATTTCAGACGAAAAGAATATTATAGCTACGTATCTGCAAGCATTGAAGCCTGGGGCCGACCGAAAGGCATACAGTAAAGCCAAGACAGCATGGGCTAGATATAAGACAAAAATGAACAATGATTTTCAAGACTTAGTAAGGCAGTTAGAGAAGGGGAGCATAACGAAGACTCAGTTTTTGAATAGCTCCCGAAAATTGTTTAAGGCAGGATATGAACAGGCATACCGCCTTGGAACAGACGCATCTGGATTAGATTTTGTTAAACTGCCGAAGGAAGATTTAGCTTGGCTAAAGAGAGCAAGGACAGCAGATTATAAGTTTCTTGATAAGTTTGCAGATGACGTAGTGAATAAGAGAGGCAAAATGTCGTATAATGCCAGAGCTTCGATGTACATTGATACGATAGATGGGATGTTTGATGCTGGCAGAGTTGATGCGTATCCGAATGAAGGAACTTCGATTTTTTGGGAATTGTCTGCTGCCGAGAATTGTGGTGATTGCATAGACCTTGCGTTGAATAGTCCGTATACGCCAGATACGCTCCCGACCACGCCGAGAGCTGGTGGGACAATGTGCTTGAGCGCATGCAAATGTAGTCTTAGAGTAAGATATGATAGGCCGACAGACATACCGATTCAGGTTTCGTCTGTGCCAGCTGACGTGGCCAAGAAATTGGGCGTGAATACAGTTGGTGGAGAAATAGAACATGTAGAAAAGGCTTATAGTAAAGGGGGTGGCAGAACAGGATTAGAGGCTACTGGCCTTGATTCCGATGGAGATGTTGTAGGCATAGACTCTGAAGCTGTCTTGTTAGATTGGGATGCTTTAGACGACATGGTAACAGCATTGGCAACAATTAGGATTTTAGAATCGGAAGAGCCATCAGTCCATCGTGTACATGAAACGCAGACAGCACTGAACAAGTTTATGGAAGCCAGCAAAAAGTTGCCAGAATGGTTAGACCCGTTTAGCAGGGATGTATATGTCTGTCATGCCATTGGTACAGTGGTGCTGGATTACGCCAAGAATGCACGGAGAGAAGGGGTGAAAGCAGAAGATGCACAAGACTAAGAGTGGAGAATTGTATGAAGAACCATTGTTTGAGGCCATCAGCATACTGGATGAAGCTGAGAATGGAGCAGCAAACCCGTATCGGCTGTTGACCATCAAAGGAACTGCCAGCAGAGGCGGGGTGTTGAACAAGAATCAGAGGTTATATCCGACTCCTGTTCTTGCCAAGGCCACGGAAAAAGCTCAAGCAGCTATTCGCAGGGGCAAGCTATTGGGAGAAGTAGACCATCCAGACGAAGCAGGTTCGCTGGAGCGCACAGCTATTAAGTATACGAAGCTGTGGATGGAAGGCGACCTTATGCTTTTTGAAGGAGAAGTTTTAGATACCGAGAAGGGAAGGCACCTTGCTTTATTGCTCCGTAGCGGCGTAGGCGTGGGGATTTCCACGAGGGGCTATGGTTCGGTCCGTCCGATAGATGGTCCAAATGGTACGTTTTACGAAGTTCAGCCAGACTTTGAATTGAAAGGTATTGACTGTGTCTTGGAAGAATCCAATGAATACGGCAGGGTGGCGAACTTTGAATCAGTAGAAGGAGGAAACGAAATGGAGCTAACGTTAGAGAAGCTTCAGAAGGATTATCCAGACCTGTATAAGCAAGTAGTGGACAGTGCTTCGGAGCAAGCAATAAAGGACATGAGAGAAAGCATTGAAAAAGAGTTTGAGCAAAAGGTTGCCCAGGTAATAGAAGAAAAGAAAGCTGGTTTCATAGCCGAAGCTAAGAAAGAGGTTATGGAATCGGAAGAAGTTAAGCAATTGAAGTCTGTAGTGGAAGCGGTTATACAAGCTGTAAAGCCTGTGTTGCCAGAAGCAAAGACCAAAGAAGAGCTAGATGCCGAGTTGGTAACTGCCAATGAAGAGTTGAAGGCCCAGATAGAATCTTTGCAACAGACTGTCGATTCGTTGAATGAAGAAAAGGCAAAGGCCGAAAAAGTCCTTGCCGAACAAGAACAGGCACGCAAAGTTGCCGAGAAGATTAACAGTTTGGTTGAAGGACACCGTTATGAGAAAGCACTTCGTGCCAAGCTGGAGTCCTGCAAGACTGAAGAGGATGTTCAGGCTCAGTTTGAAGCCGAGGTTGCGTTTATAGCTTCGTTGGCCGAAGGACTAGAAGTTCCGAAAGGGACTGGAAAGGTTAAAGAAGAAGGCAAAGAATTTATGAACGAAGAAACTGCAAGACAACGCAGACTTGCTGGACTCAATGAAGGGGGTAAATAAGGATGAATAAAATGTATGAAGAGGCACAGGTACCGTCTTTTCTCGTAGAGAGCAAAGAGCGGAGAGAGAAGTGGGCTTATTTGACCGAGGGTCTTGACGACTATAAACGTCTTGCTCTTGAGACTATGCTGGAGAATGCCAGCCGCTGGGCAATGACTGAACAGTCTGATACTAGCAATGTTCAGGCGTTTACGACTTTTGGTTTTCCGTTGATTCGGAGGGTTTTTCCGAATCTGATTGCTAATGACTTGGTATCGGTTCAGCCAATGACTATGCCGACTGCGATGGTGTTTTACCTGGATTTTGCTTATGGAACGACCATTCGTGGGACGACTGCTGGGGATGTTATTGCTGACAAGTTCAATCCGTACTATGCTGGTGGCATGGTTCGTGGGCTTTTGCTGGGTACTGGCGATGGTAACAAGACTGTGTTTACTGTGCCTAATGGTACTCAGATACTGCCTGTGTTGGCCGATTCGTTTACGGTTTATGTTGACGGTGTTGCTGTTGTTGCAACGTTGACAGATGCTGCGACTGGCGAGTTTACGCTTAGTTCTGCACCAGCTGCTGGGGCCGCTGTTACTGTTGATTACAGTCTTAGCACTCCGACCGAAGGCGGGAATGATATCCCTGAAATAGACTTTGATATGCGGTCTGAGTCTGTTGTAGCTGAGACCAAGAAACTGAAAGCAAAATGGACTTTGGAATCGCAGCAGGATATGTTGGCATACCATGGTGTAAATGCAGAGACTGAACTGCTGGCGATATTGGGTGATGAAATTAGGCGTGAGATAGACCGTTTGATTATCAACGATTTGTATAATATAGCTTCTGCTGGTAATGTAAATTGGGCCAAGACTATGCCTGCTGACTACGAAGGTTCTGATAGAGAGTACAAAGCAACTTTGTGGGAAGCTATCATAGACGCAAACACGTTGATATACAAGCGCAGATTCAGAAATGCAACTTGGATTGTTGCTGACCCTGATACGTGTTCTCGCCTTGAGAAGCTTGACGGGTTTGCCGAGACTAAGCAGGAATGGAGCGGAAACTCTGGTATGGGATTAGAGAGGTTCGGGATTATAAGGAACAGATTCATGGTTTACAAAGACCCGTTGGCTCCACCGAACAAGATGCTTCTTGGCCACAGAGGGACCAGCATGTTTGAGACTGGCTATGTTTACGCACCGTATGTTCCGCTGTTTACGACTCCTGTGTTTATGGACCCGAATGACATGGTGCCTCGTCGCTCTGTAATGAGCAGATTTGCTCGTAAGCCTATAATCCCAGACCTGTATGCAACGGTTACTTTAGTTTAGTAGAATGTGTGTGGCAAAGGAGTAGGGCAGAGACTCTGCTCCTTTTTTGAAAACAGCATGGCAGATAGCATGCCAGCCGAGTTCCGAGCTGGACCGAGTCTGCCTAGCAATGAATAGGAGGAACAAAGATGGCTCGTATTTATCGTAAGCAGATTATAGCAGGCGAGAAACTGGTGCTCCCGTCTGGAACTCCAGTTGACGCTGTAGCTGCTACTGGTGTTTTGACGTTTAGCGGTGTTACTGCTGACGGAGAAACTGTAACTATAGGAAGTCATGTCTATGAATTTGATACTGACGACGATATAGATGCAGGACATATTGCAGTTGATATTTCGGGTGGAGCAACTGCTGCGGCCTCTTGCACTGCACTTGTTGCTGCTATTAATGGCGACGCTGGAGCAGTAGTTATTGCGGCCGAAGGCGATGGTGATACAGTAAATCTTACCGCCAAGGTAAAAGGTGCAGCTGGTAACGAAATCGCTACAACTGAAACTTGTGCTAATGGTTCTTTCGCAAAGTCTACGTTAACTGGCGGGATTAATGGAACTGTTGCAGACAAAGGCGAGATTCTGTTTGATAGTTCGAAACTGTACGTTGCTGTAGATACTTGTACGGTGTCTGTGTCTAATTGGAAAGAAGTAGCTCTGTCCTAGGGCAGATGTTGCGTAGTGAACAGGACAAATTGAAGGAGGAAATTGATGATGGCTAGAAAAAGATTTAGGAACGTGTCAGGCAAGCTTCAGGTGCTGTATGACGAAACAGGCGACAAGCGGGAAATTGTACCGAATGGAACGATTATTCTGGAAGAAACGTGGGGTGCAAGATTTAACCGATTTCTTGAAGTAGTACCTGACTCACCAGTTGAACAGCCTAAGAAGACTGCTAGCAAATGATAGAGAGAAGGGTTAAAGTATGACTGTTTTAGATATGGTAGCAAAGCTAACTGCAATGCTCGGAAGCACGGGTGTAAGTATACCCTCAGCATCGCTACAGTCAGCTATTGACTCTGCTCTTGATGATTTAGCACGGCTCAAGCCAAAAGTTCAGTATGTACCCGTAACTTTGATTGCTGGCATTTCAGAATATGATGTGCCAGCAGATACGTATAATGTTTTAGATGTTGTGTTTCCCGATTTAGGAACTGTAGACCCAGATGTCTTTGGCCCAGTAAGCTTAGCGGATGCAGTGGATTTTCATAGGCATTCGTTGTTAGTTATTTTGGCACAAAAGTGGGAACAGTTTGACAACAGCTTTGGATATAACTGGGAGTATAACATTGATACGAAGAAAGTTTTAGTAATGCCTACTCCGCATGTTAACAGTCTGATGGTTCTCAGGATAGCGCAGAAAAGAACGATAGAAGAACTGCCAGACAGTTTGCTAATTGTGGTTGAAAAGTTGGCGTTAGCTGAAGCACTCAGAAGTCTAGCCGTAACAGTTGGAGGCGGTATTACGTCTGTTCCGATTGGTATAGGAAATGTGTCGTTTAGCTCAGAAAGATTGACTCAGCAAGCGGATGCACTGAGAGCTGAAGCATTGAAAAGATTAGGTACGAATGATGGTGGAGGGGCGGTGTTGATAGGATGAATAGTCTGTTTGATGGTCCGTTGCCGAAAGGCATGAAATTGCCTAAGTCTCTTATGGATGAAATGCAGCAAGATGATACTGAAGGTGGGTTGACTCATGTTGATGTGAACTACAGCAAGCTGATACGCCAAGCACTGGAGAAGATAGACGAGGTTGACTTGCAAGTTATAGCTTTGGATATGCATGAATCGGCAGGAAGTAATCCGTTAGTCCGAATTGAGATTGAAGTCTTGCCGAAGGATGAACAAAGCCATGATAAGTGAGAAGCAAAAGTTTGCGATTGACTATGCTATTAGCTTGAATCCAACAGAAGTTGTGATTTCTAGAGTGGAATACGTAGAGGAAAACGGGGCAAGAGTCAGAAAAGATTCTACGATTCCGAAGCAGACTTGGCTAGTGTACCCGCAGTCCCCGAATGCGAATGAACGTCGAGCCGAAGGTGGGTTGGCCGACGTATCAGATTGGGGGGCACTAGCTCCACGCACTGCAAATGTCAGATGGGGAGCACATGTTACAGACAGCTTTGTGATGAAAGACGTTGGAACATTGGAAGTTGTGAGTGGCCGCCCAATTAGGGTAGGGTCGGATGTGAACGGATATCAGTTAGATTTAAGGTTGGTGAAGTAACATGAAGCTTGAAGGAACAGCTGAAGTAATCAGAAACCTTGAGAGTTGGCGGGATAAAAGTATAGCCAAGATAGAGAATGTAAGCAAGCAGCAAATAGTTCCTATGCTTGAGAAGTATGCCAAGCAGAACAGGCCATGGACTGACCGAACTGGTAATGCAAGACGTGGCTTGCATGGAAAAGTTGTAGTAACAGCACGAGAGATAGCAATTCAGTTGCATCATGGCGTAAGTTATGGAGTGTACTTAGAATTGTCTCATGCTGGCAGGTATGCGATTCTTCGCCCAACGCTAGAAGCAAAGCGGGAAGAGATTGCTCGTATTTTGGAAAAAGTATTGTAAGGAAGTGGCTTGAATGAGAAGAGCTATACGAAACAGATTGCTAGCAACGATAGCAGACGTTGGTAAGCGAATATATGAGCCGTTTGTTCCTGGCCCTGCAACTGTAAAACCGTATATTGTTGTAAAGAAGGGCGGGGACATCGCTACCAATATGCGGTATGGCTTTGAAGTTCCGTTTGAAATTTGGTTGTATTGCGATAGAACCAGCTTTGTAGAATTAGATAGCCTGCAAAGTAAGGTTGTTATAGCATTAGATGAAGTTGAATTAGAAACTGCTGGTGGGCAGAAATTCGAGCTAAAGTTCATAGGTGCTAGCGAAGATTACTATGATGATGACTGGCAAGCGTTGACACGAAGGTTAGATTTTAGGACTGTTCGTGTATGGGGAGGTTAAGAATGAGAGCGAAAGTTAGCAGGGTTTTTGTATATAGAGGCAGAGAGTATCGACTTGTAGCTGGAACACCTGTAGGAGATTTTCCGAAAGAGGTAATAGACAAGATGTTGGCATTTGGCCTTATTGAAGCGGCCGAAAAGCCAGCTGGTAAAACTGGAAGGAGGAAGAAATAATGGCAACTCAGATTAAGAAAGGGTATATGCGTGGATGCAGAGGTATTCTGCTCACTGGGCTGAATGCTGACGGAAGTATGCCAGACGAACCAGAGCAATACTGGATTGATACGGCGCAGGAAGCCAGTATTGAAACAGAAATAGTAGAAGGCGAAACGAGCGACCTGAGGGGTGGAGACCGTTTGTTGGTCAGGGTAGAAGAAAGCGACGTTATAGTAGGTGTGAACGTAGACTTTACGAACGCTAGATTCGATGCAAGGGTTGTTCAGATGCTAATGGGTGGGAAGCTCATTACTGAAGGGTCTGGAGACGATGAAGAAATCATTGGATGGGAAGCACCAACGGTTGTGGAACAATCGGTGAAGCATCCAGTTCAGGCCGAGGTTTATGTACAATCGTTTAACGGCGAAGGTGGGCGTGAAGCATATCTGAAGTATATATTCCCGTATGCGATAGGTGTGTTAAGTTCTGTTGAGCATAGCGACCAAGAATGGGGTACGCCAGAGTTTTCGCTTAAAGCTCGTGAGAATCCTAGCACGGGTGCAGCGGCATACAGCAAGAGATTCGTTGCTGACTTACCGACTGTGAAATACGACATTGACGTAGATATTACTGGCGGTACGGCAACTGTTACGTTGAATCCTGTATCGCCTGTTCCGTCTGGCTCAACAGTTACAGTTACGCTTAGTGCTATTGAAACTGGCAAAGAACTTGATACGATTGTTGCAATGGACAGTGATGGTACGCAGATTACGCTTACTGAAACTCTGCCTGGAGAAGCATGGACATTTACGATGCCAAGAAGTGCTGTAACGATTGCTATTGCTCTCAAGTTATCTGAATAGCAGTAGTTTGGAATGGAGACTATCGTTATGAGTGAAAAGAATGTGGTATGCGATGTATGTTCGGCTGTGTTTGATATGAATACTGTAGCGATTCAAAAGGAACAGTTGACTAACGATAGAATAGGTTTATACTTTGTGTGTCCAGCGTGCGGGGCTAAGTTCCCGTTCGCTGGCATAACAAAGAATGGTATTCAGCTTCAGAAAGAGTTGCAAACGATTAGCAAGAAAATAGACAAAGCAAAAGATGAAAAGACGAAGATGGTTTATTGGAGACGATATCAGGCTTTGCTTGATGTCTACTCGAAAGAAATCAGTGGACCGTACAAAGAAGAGGAGGTAGTGCAGTAATGGAAGAAAAGAAAGTAATCTCGATTGAAGAGATTCGTGAAAAAGCTCAAGGAACGGTGATTGAAATTTCTGACTGGAGTCCGAACGGGAAGATTGCTGTTCGGGTTCGAGCTATAGATATGACTCCGCACATTCTGGCTTTGGAAAAAATGCCGAATGCGCTAAAGAATGCTGCGAACGAAGTGTTTAATGGAAAGACTTCAAGTATGAAGCAGATAAATGACGCAGCAAGCAAAGTAGATATGGACGATATTACTGGTATGATGCCAATTATTGAAGGTATAGTCAGAGAAGTTTTAGTTGAACCTAAGTACGACGAGATTCAAGCGATATATCCGCTAACGCTGAATCAGAAAATGGAACTGTTTAAGTTCGCCATGGGAGGCATAGAAAAGTTAGATTCCTTTCGTACGGGACTCTGATAAGATGATTGAATTGATTTCGGTAGCAAAGACGTTTGGTGTTAGGCCAAGTTCTTTGTTGTACGGAATCTCTAGCTATGAAGCCTATTGTTTTGATACTGCTTGCTTAGTCTATATAGTAGAAATGGACAAAGGCAAAAAGCCGATACGAAACATGGGCGATGCTTTGACATGGCTGTAACGGTATAGGAAGGGGATGCTATAGTGGCTGATGTTTTAGGAACGATTTATGCAGAATTACGGCTACGGATAGACCGATTTAAGCAAGACATTGCAGAAGCAAGCACAGAAATTAAGACGCTGGAAAAAGGCGTATCAGAAAATATGAATAATATAGCCACGGTTGGCAACGGTCTAAAAAGCGTCGGTGGAGCTATGAGCAAGTATGTTACTGCTCCGATAGTTGCAATGGGAACAGCATCCGTATATGTAAGTCAACAGTTTGAAGAAGCCATGTCTGAAGTGAAAGCTGTAAGTAATGTAACAGGTGAAGAGTTCAATAAGCTAAAAGAATTGGCAATGGAAATGGGTGCAAAGACTAAGTTCTCTGCACTTGAAGCGGCTAATGCTATGTTCGAACTGATGAAAGCTGGCTTTGACGCAAACGAAATTATGTCAGTCCTCCCTGCTACACTAGACCTAGCAGCTGCTGGTGGTGTTGGTTTGGCCGAAGCGTCCAAGATTGTTGCGCAATCAATGAATATGTTTGGCGAGACAGCCGACCAGACCAGCAGATATGCAGATGTTTTTGCAAAAGCGGCTGCAATCGGTGCATTGGATGTAACGACACTTGCTGAAGCTCTATCGTACGCTGGCCCATCCGCAGCAGCAATGGGATATTCGTTGGAAGAAACGGCGGCTATATTAGCTGTGTTCTCTGACGCAGGTATTGAAAGCACCAGAGCAGGTACGACTTTTGAAGCAATGCTGCGTGATATGAAAAAGAATGCTCTAGAAAGTGGTGGAGCATTAAAGTTTGTAGACAAAGCAGGCAAAGAAGTTTCGATTTCTATGTATGATGCACATGGAAACATTAGACCGATGGTGGATATTTTGGCCGATTTAGAAAGAGCAACGGCTGGAATGTCTGACGCACAGAGAGACGCTGCTTTAGCTAATGTAGCAAACACGCAAGGTTTGCGTGGTCTGAATGTGTTGCTTGGCAAAGGTTC